TAACAGATGCTCATTGCTTTAAAAAATTTGGCAGAAATGACATCATCCTTCCGATAAAGGTTTTGGAAGAGATAGACAAACACAAAAAGAGACAAGACGGAGTTGGCGCAAATGCTCGCCACGCTATACGTCTTTTAGACGAGCTTAGAGCAAGGGGCAATCTTCACAAAGGTGTCCGTATTGGAAAGGGGCTTGGCATTATTAGAGCCGTTTCCAGCGATACTTCTCTACTTCCATCTAACATGGATCGAAGGGACGCCGACAATATTATTATTGCGGCTGCTCTTGGCGAACAAAAAAGTGCCCCACTCCGTAAGGTGGTGATTGTTTCTCTGGACATCAATCTCCGTGTTCGATGTGATGCGATTGGCTTAGATTGTCAAGATTACAGCGAGAACCAAGTAATAAAAGAAAAAGCCGCTTTTTATTCTGGGTTTACAAAACACTTGGTAGACGAAGAAGTTATTGACCAATTTTATTCTGGCGAAGAGATTTTTATTGAACAGGACAAGGGTAAGTTTTTTCCAAATCAGTTTGTAATGCTTGTCTCATCGTCTAACGAAAAGAAGACAGCCTTGGCTATGTTTATTAATTATAACAAGCCCCTCCGCCGCGTCATCGACCACAAAAGGGGTATCTGGGAAGTGCAGCCGCGCAACAAGGAACAGACTTTTGCTCTGAATTTGTTATTAGATCCCGCTATCAAAATTGTTTCTATGGTTGGACAAGCAGGCTGCGGCAAAACTCTTTTAGCAATAGCAGCAGGACTACAACAAACAATAGATTTATCGGGCAAGTCTGAGCCGAGATACAAAAAGGTATTGATTTCCAGACCCATTCAACCAATGGGAAAAGACTTGGGATATTTACCGGGGACTATGGAAGATAAAATGTCTCCGTGGATTGCGCCTATAAAAGACAATCTCCAGTTCCTCATGAACGATGATAAAGAAGCGATGGCACTTTATTTTTCTAAGGGGGTGATAGAGGTAGAAGCTATTACCTATATTCGTGGTCGTTCTATCAGTAATGCATTTATTATTATTGATGAAGCACAAAATTTAACAGCGCACGAATTAAAGACTATAATAACCAGAGTGGGCGAGAATACGAAGATCGTCTTGACCGGCGACATCGAACAAATTGATAATATTTATTTAGATTCTCGCTCTAACGGCTTGACACACGCCTTTGAAAGATTAAAACCTTATGAACTGTCAGGTCATATCAAATTGATTAAAGGTGAGCGTTCAAAGGTTGCAACACTGGCAGCCAAAATACTTTGAGGAAAAAAAATGAAAACTATAACAGAAAAAGAATATTTCCAATCTCTCGACGATACAAAAAATCTAATTATTAATAAAACAGATTCTAAATTAAGAGAGATGGTTATAGAATATGTGGGTGAAAAAATTAATCCCGACAATAATGAGGTCACTGTTGATGACGTTGTTTCTGTCTTCGCTGAAGAATTCCCCGAGTTTCTTTTGGTTATCGCCAAAGAAAATTTTATAAAAGGCTATGAAGAAGCCGTTCATGAATCAGAATTAGCAAGAAAAGCTTGATTTTTAATTTAAAAGTTGGTATAATAGAGTCATAAGGAGGGTAAATGTCTCACATTTCTTTTTCAGAGTTGGCGAAGTGGAATTTCTGTCCCTATGCGAGAAAACTCGCATATGAGGATCGTATTCGTAATTTTCAAGGAAACGTTTTTACGGCTTTCGGGCTTGCTATTCACGCTGTGTGTGAAAAGTATTTCGAAACGAACAAGGAGATTGACAAAGACTTTTTCTTTGGAGAGGTTCTGCGTAAAGAACTAAAATCTCTAGAGAAGAAGAATATTTTTGTCGATGGTAAAAAGATTAAAGACTTTTACCAACAGGGTCTTGAAATTTTAACCGAGCTTGATGATTCTTTTACGGATTATTTTGGGCATGATTTCAAATTTGTAAAAGCTGAAGACACTTTGATGGAAAGCATTACCGAATTCACTGAGAATGATTACAAGTTCAAGGGCTTTATTGATCTGGTTGTTCAGACGCCTGACGGCAAGTGCCACGTTATTGATTATAAATCTTGTTCGTGGGGCTGGGACATGAAGAAGCGGTCGGACCCGATGGTCACATACCAGCTTACACTTTATAAACACTATTGGGCACAGAAGGTTGGCTGCGACCCGCAAGATGTGGAAACCCATTTTTGTCTTTTAAAGCGCACTGGAAAGCCTGGAGATCGTGTTGAGCTATTTCGCGTCACGAGTGGTGCGAAAAAAACAAAAAATGCCCTTAACTTAATGAAAAAAGCTTTGTACAATATAAATCGTGGAAATCACGTTAAGAATCGCATTTCTTGTTCCAAGTGTGAGTTCCATCGAACGGAACATTGCCCATAGGTATTAGATGACAATTGAATTATTACCCCTTTCCAAGGATTTTTCGGAAACACAAAAAGATACTCCAGCCATCGCCAAGAAAAAAATTCTTGTAATTTCTGATCATCCCTTTTCACCCAGCGGAGTTGGCACACAAACAAAATATTTTATTGAGGCCCTCCTTAATACGGGAAGATATAAATTTATCTGTCTCGGCGGTGCCGTTAAACATAAAGATTATACTCCCGTAAAAACACAAGAGTATGAGGATGATTTACTTGTTATTCCAATCGATGGGTATGGAACGCCAGATTTAATCAGACAAGCAGTTCGCACAGAGCGCCCAGCCGCAGTTTGGATTATGACGGATCCTCGTTTCTGGCACTGGTTGTGGGAGATAGAAGAAGAAATTAGATATCATTGTCCCTTGATATATTATCATGTTTGGGATAATTATCCTTATCCAACTTTTAATAAAAAGTTTTATCAATCAAATGATGCCATTGCCAGCATTAGTAAAGTAACTGCGGATATTGTAACAAAGGTTGCTCCTGAAGTAAAACACCTCCGCATTCCTCACGCTGTTCCCGAGGAACTTTTTAAGCCACTCCCTCCCAATGTAATTACACAGTTTAAGCAAGATAATTTTAAGGAAGATGTGGACAAGTTTATTGTTGTGTGGAACAATAGAAATGCACGACGAAAACAATCCGGCAGTTTAATATTTTGGTTTAAAAAGTTTCTAGATAAAGTTGGACATGATAAAGCTCTCCTCGTTATGCATACAGATACTAAAGATCCCAATGGTCAGGACTTGGATGCAATAATTACAGAACTTGGGCTTACAGACGGGCAAGTCAAATTTTCACGCGAAAAAGTTCCACCACATGCGTTGGCGTTGCTGTATAACGCTGCCGATGTTGTAATAAACATTTCTGACGCAGAAGGGTTCGGCTTGGCAACTCTTGAGGCATTATCGTGCGGCACTCCTATTATTGTTTCTATGACGGGTGGTCTTCAGGAACAGGTCACAGATGGTGAGAAGTGGTTCGGCATTGGAATCGAACCTGCTTCGCGAGCGATTATTGGCTCACAAGACATTCCTTTTATTCGCGAAGAAAGACTTAATGAAGATGATGTCGTTAATGCATTGTTAAAAATGTTTAAGATGTCTTCTGAAAAAAGACAACAAATAGGTCAACAAGGCAGAGAGCATGTGAAGAAAAATTATGGTTTTGAAGTTTTTAATGCTGCTTGGGTTGAATTTGTTGATGAAGTGGTAGAAGAAAATGGTGCGTGGGATACGAGAAAGAATTATAAATCTTGGGGAATATTTGAACTATGAAACAAAAGGTAATTGTTAAGGGACCGGCATTATCACAAAGCGGCTATGGCGAACAAACTCGTTTTGCTCTAAGAGCGCTTAAAAGTCGTCAAGACCTTTTTGATATATTTTTAATTAATATTGGGTGGGGTAAAACCAATCATATAATCGAAGACAATGAAGAACGCGCATGGTATGACGAACTTCTTTCAAAAACCATGCAATATATCAAACAACAAGGAAGGTTTGATATCTCTATTCAGATTACCATCCCCAATGAATTTGAAAAGATGGCACTGCGGGATATTGGATATACTGCTGGCATTGAAAGTACCAAGGTCGCTCCCGAATGGATTTTAAAATCCAATCAAATAGTAGATAAACTGATCGTTCCTTCCAACCACTCAAAGAATGTTTTTGAGAGCAGTTTTTATACCAACCAACAAACCGGTCAAGTGATTAAAATTGGAAAGCCAATTGAAGTTGTAAATTTTCCCGTTCGTTCACACAGAACACAAGTTGATAGTATAGATTTAAATTTAAGTACAGATTTCAACTTTTTAACTATTTCGCAATGGGGACCACGAAAAAATCTTCATAATACTATAAGATGGTTTGTCGAAGAAAATATTGATAAGAATGTTGGTTTAGTTGTAAAAACCAATTTAGCAAAAAATTGTCAAATTGACCGTGATTTAACTCTAAAGGCATTCAAGTCGATGTTGGCAGGCTATAAGGATAGGCTGTGCAAGGTGTACTTGTTACATGGATATCTCACTGAAAAACAAATGAATTCAATTTATACCAATTCGAAGATAAAGGGATTGATTAACCTTTCTCACGGTGAGGGGTTTGGCTTGCCGATCTTTGAAGCGGCGTATCATGGGCTACCAGTAATTACCACCGATTGGTCTGGTCAGGTAGACTACCTTTATGCAGCTAAAAAGAGCAAAAAAGGTTTGACAAAAATAAAACCACATTTTTGCAAAGTTGATTATGATCTTCAGCCCATTCAAAAAGAGGCGATTTGGAAGGGAGTCCTTCAGAAGGAGTCAATGTGGGCATTCCCCAAAGAGGGATCCTTTAAAATGAAGCTAAGGGAGTTCCAAAAAGATTATGGAAGGTTTAAAGCAACTGCCAAACGACTTCAAAAACATATTTTAAAAACTCATTCCGAGGAAAATCAATATGAAAAGTTTATCAATGTTATCACCCCCGCGCAGGATATTGCCAACGAACCAAGAGTAATGGTTTTGTAGATAAATGAAGAGATTAATTTATTTAGCGCAGTTTACTGACGCCTCCGGTTATGCATCTGCTGCCCGTGGGTATTTGCATGTTTTGGATCAATTGGCTTCTGAGGTGGGGTTTAAATTTCACATTTTTAATTTGCCCTTTGAAAAACCTCATCGGTTAAAAGATTCTGATCAAAAATTGATTGATAAACATCATATAAAAGGGGAAGCACACCTAAATCAACTACTTCAAGAAAAATACACTTTAATATGGCACATTCCCCCCGCAGTAATATCATGGATTGAGTCGGCAAATAATTTGCCCATTCACATGAGAAAGGTTTTTATAAGAGCGAAAAGGCTGCTGTCATCCTCCAACGAAAATATTAATATTTCAACTTGGGAAGCTGACAAAATTCCAGATTTTTGGGTCAAGGTATTGTCTCGATTGAAAACCGAATTTTGTTTTGTGCCCTGTCGTTGGAATGAGGAAACATACAACAAAGCCAATGTGAAAACTAAATTGTTGCCTCATTATATTCCCATTGATGTTAGAAAATTTAAAAGTGATCCATTCCCTCTTCCGAATTTAGAAGATAAATTCACATTTTTAGCGATATCCCAATGGAATCACCGAAAAGCGTTTGAGGTGCTTTTAAGAGCATATTTTTCAGAATTTAAAGATCGGCAAGATGTTGCTTTAATTATAAAAACCTATATTGATAATATGAGCGTTCAAACTGCTACGCCCGAAGAACAATATAAGATTATTGCTAATCACATTAATACTATAAAATCACAGGTATATATTGATGATTCTAACAATCACCCGACCGCTCCTGTTATTCTTATCAACGAGATTATCTCTCCTTCGGAGATTAGTCACCTTTATGATGTTTCAGATTGTTTTATTCTCCCCACGCGGGGAGAAGGTTTTGGTCTAACTATAGCCGACGCCGTTGCGCGTAAAATGCCGGTTATTGTGCCCAACAAGGGTGGTCATATAGATTATTTACATGATAACGAGTTTCTTTTTGAGTGCTATAAATCTCCATGTTATAATGTCCAAAATTACCTTTGTGATATGAACTATTATGAACCGAATATTCTAGATTTGATGTCAAAAATGAGGTCGGCATATAATGTAAAGAAACAAAACATTGCGGCGTTCGACAAGGTAACAAAATTAAATCATAAAAAGCTGTCAGCACATTGTTCTAGCACTAACATCAGCAAGATTTTGAAAGATTCTTTAAAGTTTGAATCCTGCTCTGACTTAAACACCCCTACAAACAAAATTAAACACAAAACACAGGAACTAAAAAGGGAACTTCAATTAGTAAACAATTTACAACAAAAAGTTGATTTATTGAAAGATGCGTATAAAGGAGAGACGTGTTATTTACTCAGTTGCGGACCTTCTTTAAAGAAAAACTCCGTTTCTCATTTAAAGAGTCTGTTGGCTGATAAATTGGTGCTTTCTGTTAAGCAGGCTTATGATTATTGTCCAGAAATTGCCGATTTTCATTTTTTTAATTGTTCAAACTTGCCTCACCCTCGACCAGACGTACATTATCCTTATGATGAGTCTGATCCAATTAGTGTGGTTAGTAGCAATTATGATTTGGAAAAGCGCTTTGCTCCGCAACAAGAAGTAGATCTGTTTTTTAAAATTCCCATTAGAACTGAAATAGCGAATAAGTTTCTTGTGTTTACAAAGGAGTTTGAAAAGTATTGTCTGGAAAATTCCATCGACCGCCCCTGCGGTCCTGGCATTGTGTTAGAAACGGTTCTTCACATGGCTGTACATCTTGGCGTCTCTAAAATAGTCGCGATCGGTTATGATTTATCAAAAGATAACCCCAAGAAGCAGAGCGATCATAAACACTTTTATGGAGAGACTGATAAACTTTTTAATAGGGCTGATGTCCTACCGTGGGAGGTTAAAGCCCATGTGGACGCAACAGAAGAAATTTATAATTGGTTGTTAAACCGTGGCGTTCAGTTGGAATTGGCGTCTTCGGAAAGCGCCCTATTTGAAGGGATTCCAAGAGTGTCTTTATGAAGAAAATTAAACAAAAATCAGCTATCTTGAAAGCCGCCACCGCTGATAATAAAAATTATATCAAAATCTTAGATAAATATAACAAAGCAGGTATAGATTTTAAACCTTTTAAACATCACTCCGAATCAACAGCCCAGCTTTTTAGATATGAATTTGCGGATGGCACTTTTGATTATGAAGCGTATGTAGAATCACAGACTTACATCAATTTAAAAAAAATAGATTTCCCCGGTCCAGACGCTAAACGTATTGCAAAAATTTCCCAAGATATCAAAAAAAATATTCCTGATTTGAAATTTGGATTGTGTCACGGCACACGTCGAGGTCACGAACAATCCCGTTTTCGAAAGGCTTTGGGGGTTGAAGTTATTGGAACAGAAATCTCCTATACTGCAACTGAGTTTTCCGATACTATTGAATGGGATTTTCACAACATAAAAGAAGAATGGCTAGGGAATGTGTGTTTCATCTTTAGTAACTCGTTGGACCACTCGTATGATCCCATCACATGTTTAAAGGCATGGATGAGTTGTATTAAACCGGGAGGCAGAATTTACATTCAAAGAGGGTATGATGATCGCCCCAACAAAACACCAATGTCGTTGGATACGTCTTTAAACGTGAAGAATAACAAGGATACTCAAGCTGATTGTTTTCAGTGTACCGAGACAGTATTTACTGAGATTGTTAAACTGGCTGGACAGGGAGAATGGAAAATTTTAAAACCGAAAAGCCTTGAATTGCATCGCCCATACAAAAAATACATTGCAGTTTTGGTAAAAAAATAAATGCGAAAGACATACATCATAGCTGAAATTGGAATTAATCATAATGGAGATATTCATACGGCAAAGAAGCTAATCGATATTGCTTCTGTCGCTGGCTGTGATGCAGTTAAATTTCAAAAAAGAAATCCTGCCGCTTGTGTCCCAGACCATCAAAAGAATGTCATGAAAGAAACCCCATGGGGACAAATGACATATCTTGATTACAAATACAAGGTAGAGTTTGAAAAAGCCGAGTATGACGAGATAAATAAATATTGTAAAGAAAAGGGTATTGAATGGTCTGCTTCCCCATGGGATTTAGACAGCCTTAAGTTTTTATTGCGCTACGATATTCCTTGGATCAAAATCCCATCAGCTATGATCGCCAACGAACCTTTGGTGAAAGCCACCGCCGCAACCGGAAAAAAGATTATTTTTTCTACGGGCATGAGCACTTATCAAGAAATTGATCAAGTTGTTGAGTGGCTTAAGGGTTGTGAGATTGTGATGATGCATTGTAATTCATCTTATCCAGCACCATTAGAAGATTTAAATTTGAAATGCATACAAACGTTAAAAGAACGTTATAACTGCGAGGTTGGTTATAGTGGTCATGAATTTCGTTTGGGAACTTCAGTCGCCGCAGTATACTTGGGTGCAAATATAATCGAGAGACATATAACGTTAGATAGAACTATGTGGGGCACTGATCAGCTTTGTTCAGTTGAGCCACAAGGCATGATCAAGCTGGTCAGAGGGATCAGAGAATTGGAAATTGCCGCTGGGGATGGCTATAAGCAGATCACAGATCAAGAAAAACAGGTTCGAAAAAAACTAAGAGGTTAGGAATGGTGATTACTTGGAATGATTGTGTTGAAATTTATAAAGATGGTGATTTTACCGATAATATAGATATTGGCGCTGATATTTTTAATTCCTTTCGTCGTTACCAGAATGTTATTCTTAGGGAGCCACAACTTAATGTGTGGTATGATATGAAAACAGGAAATTGTTTTGGACCAGAGCAAGATTTTTATAAAAATCCTGGGGATTTTTCCTTTTTTGCCCAAAAAGAGGATTTTTTATCCAATCCACAGTGGGGATATGAACACGTCACAGAGTATTTCGGCAAGTTTTTCGGATCCAACATTAAGACAACGACGGAGTTCATGATACAAGATTCCAAACATTTTAAAAAATTTGAAGATAAAACAATCTTAATCATTGGAGCCGGTCCCAGCACAAACGATATAAATTGGAAAAATATGAATCTAGAATATGATCATATTTGGGCTTGTAATAATTTTTTTATGAAATCGGACTCGGACGAACTGGCAGCTTCTTTGTTGTCTGTCGGTCCTACGGTAGACTTAAAATCTTCAGAATTTAATGATTATGTCAAACGACATAAAACATTGTGTGTTTTTGAAGCCGGCATATCTCCTTTTAGGAAGTCAGAAGAATTTGAAGAACTCAAGTCTTCTTTCTCTGAGCAAGTGGCTTATTACCATTTGCGTTATTTTTCCAAAGTTGGCACCATAGCGAGGTTAATTTGCTTGGCTACATTTTTAAAAGCTAAAAAGATTTATTTTGTAGGTATGGATGGTGATATGGGCAAGGATGGAACCAAGCATCAACATGCGTATGAGGGGATTCACAAAACAGATCATCAAGGCAGGACATTTTCATATGACAGATACCGGCAACAGTATGTTTTGTTGTGGGATTATTTATTAAACACTTTAGAAAATAACAAAGTAGAATATCAAAATCTTGGTGAAGGTCACCGAGCGAATCAATCAACTGATATTTCAAAGCAAGAATTTCCTCTTCAAATCCCTCAAAATCATGCTATACTGTGATTAACAAGGAGGGGTTTATGCTTAACCCATATGAATTAGCGGAACAAATTCCCTTTATTATTGCTGAAATTGGCATTAATCACAATGGTGATTTAGAAGTAGCTAAAAAATTAATCGATGCAGCAGTTGAGGCTGGCTGCGATGCCGTCAAGTTTCAAAAAAGAAATGTTGACGTTGTTTATACTCAAGAATATCTTGCTGGAGAAAGAGAGAGCACATGGGGAACAACCCAACGTGCTCAAAAGGAGGGCTTGGAATTTGGCAAGGAAGAATACGATGTAATCGATTCTTATTGCAAAGAAAGAAACATCCTTTGGACAGCATCAGCGTGGGACGAACCTAGTCAAGAGTTTTTACAACAATATGATTTAGAGTTTAATAAGGTAGCTTCAGCGATGCTTACCCACTTGCCCTTATTGGAAAAGATTGCACAAGAAAAAAAGCACACTTTTATCTCAACTGGAATGAGCACATATGAAGAAATTGATGCGGCATTGGAAATTTTTTATAAATACCCATGCCCCTTTACACTCCTTCATTGTGTCTCAATTTATCCGTGTGTGGATGAAAATTGTAACATTAGTATGATTAATAAATTGAAGCAGCGTTATACATGCCCGGTTGGGTATAGCGGACACGAGGCACATATGTTGCCCACGTTGATGGCGGTAGCAGAAGGTGCGCTTGCAATTGAAAGACATATAACCCTGGATAAGAACATGTATGGTTCAGATCAATCAGCCTCTTTGGAGCCCGAAGAGCTTAGAGAACTTGTTAAGCAAATTACAAAAGTTCAAAGGATCATGGGTTCCGGTAAAAAAACTATTTTACCAACCGAAAAGGTAGTCTCTCAAAAGCTTCGTTATTTTAATGCATAGAATCCAAATATTGAAAAACAAGAATGTTTTCATTACGGGGGCTTCGGGTGGTTTGGGCGAGCAGATTGCATTAGAATTTGCGAAGCGTGGTTGTAATTTATATTTAACTGGTCGAGACACAGAAAAGTTAAAAAACATTATTGGTCAAATAGAGGAATCTAATTACGATGTCTCGGCTACTTGTCAAGTGGGGGATTTGAGAAGTCTGGACGATATAGCTTTTTTGATTGAAGAAGCCAGGAAGACCTTGGGTCAAATTGATGTTTTGGTTAATTGCGCTGGGGAGTTTATGGTGTCCGCACTAAATGCCACTTCAATTGAAGATTTCGATAATTGTTTTAATGTTAATGTTCGTGCGCCATTCATTTTCTGTCAAGAATTCATAAAAGATATGGTGGCAAACAAGTGGGGTCGAATAATTAACATTGGCTCCTCCTCCTCCTATAGTGGTTTTAAAAATACTTCCATTTATTGCGCTTCAAAACATGCATTGTTGGGCTTGTCTCGTTCGTTGCACGATGAACTAAAACATCACAATGTAAGAACTTTTTGTTTTTCGCCGGGTTCTATTAAAACCGAGATGGGAAAGCAAGTAAAGGGACAGCTTTATGAAACCTTTATTGATCCGAGAGAAATTGCCGAATATATAGTCTTTATGGTATCTTTCAATGAAGATATGATCTCTGAAGAGGTGAGGCTGAACAGGGTTAACGTACAATGAAAATGGGAATAATTCAGGGAAGACTTTCCACCCCAACCAATGGTTTTCAGGAGTGTCCATCTAATTGGCGTCGCGAATTCGAACTATTAAAAGAACTAAGATTGAATCATGTGGAGTGGATAGTAACCAAAAATTCTTTTAAAAGTAATCCTATCTTTTCCGAGGACGTTTCAGGGTATTCAATAAATTCCATTTGTGCCGATAACATTGTGGATAGTAGAATTATTCAAAGGGATTTCTTTTTCGAAAATTTGGAACCTATTTGCGTTGCAGCGTTAAAAAACGCCATAAAGAATGTTACAATACCATTGTTAGAGGATAGTGACGTAAAGGACAATTTTAGAAGAAAGCTGTTTTGTGGGTTGATGCGAGAATTGGCACAAAAATATCCTCAACTCACTTTTTCCATTGAGGCAGAGCTAGAGCCGAGCAAGCTGCTTGAGCTATTAGAATTGGGAGATAATATTTTGGTCACCTATGATACCGGCAATATTACATCATGCGGAATCGATCATGAAGACTATATTCGTATCTTTAAAGAAAAGATAAGCAATGTTCATCTTAAAGACCGGACATTTTCAGCGAAAACGGTAGAACCCGGCACGGGAGATACAGATTTTAATTTAATTTTTAAAAATCTAGTTTCTAGCGGGTATGATGGCGTTTTTACACTTCAAACTGCCCGAGAAGAATACGGACAAGAAGTGAAAACCATTACTAAACATAAACAATTGTTTGAGGAGATTTATAATGAATGCGCGTGATATGTTTGATTTAACGGGAAAAACGGCGTTAATCACGGGCGCAGGAGGGCTTTTAGGTCCGAAGCACGCCGAGGCTATAATTGAGTTTGGGGGGTCCGTTGTTTTGACAGATCATCATTTAGATCGGGTCGAAGCGAAGGCTAAAGAACTAAATAAAAAATATGGAAAAGACTGCGCGGTAGCCCATCATATGGATGTTACCGATCCCGAATCAGTTAGTGCCGTGTTTGCGGTCTGTGGCGCTGTAGACATCTTAATTAATAATGCGGCTAAAGACCCGAAGGTTAAAAAGAACGGCGGCTTAACGCCCGACAGCCGCTTTGAAACGATGACTCCAGAGTATTGGTATGAGGGCGTCGACGCCGCGATGAACGGTACTTTTTTCTGCTCGCAGGCAGCAGCCAAAAGAATGTTGAAGAACGATGGTGGTGTGATTTTAAATATTGCGTCCGACTTGGGGGTGATTGCACCTGATCAGAGAATTTATCGTAAAGATGGGCTAGCCGAAGACATGCAGAATGTTAAACCTGTAACCTATTCCGCAGCAAAATGGGCAATTGTGGGGATGACTAAGTATTTAGCAGTTTATTATGCCCAACAGGGTATCCGTGTTAATTGCATCAGTCCAACTGCGGTGTATAATGATCATCCCGAAGATTTTGTGAACAAGCTTACTAATCTTATTCCTATGGGGAGAATGTCTGATATTGACGAATATAAGGGTGTAATTGCTTTTATGTGTTCGGATGCTAGTTCTTATATGACGGGTGAAAACGTTGTTATTGATGGGGGAAAATCAGTATGGTAAATAAACAAATTCACATTCCTATGAAATATGTGAAAAAGGGATGGGGTTATGAAAAGTGGATTGTTAATAAATCAGAATATTGTGGGAAACTGCTCTTCTTTGAAGGGGGAAGGCGATGCTCTTGGCATTACCACAAAATTAAAGATGAAGTATTTTATCTTCAATCCGGCAAATTAATTGTTAAATATAGCGCCGAGGATAATCCCGAACTCGCCAATAAAATACTTCTTGAGCCTGGGCAGAACTTTTATGTTCCCGCTGGTTTGAGGCATCAAATGCACGCCCTTGAAGATTCAGAGTTGTTTGAGTTTTCCACTCAGCATTTCGATGAAGATAGTTATCGTGTGACAAAGGGAGATTAACGTGAGAGATAAAGAATATTTCTTTCGTGAATTGGTGAAAGAGGTATGGACAAAGGATTGTTATGGTTTTGTGAATCAGTGGAAGCCAATTAGAACTCCACGATTTATTGTGGACGCTGGCGCAAATATGGGCGTTTTTACTATTCTTGCTGCCAGTTTATATCCTGAGTGCAAAATTTTTAGTTTTGAACCATTGGGGGATATATTTGAGGTTTTGAAGGAAAATGTAATTGATGATGATGTAGATATTCTTTGTTACAATAAGGCTTTGATTGGCAATAGTGAACCAATTGGCATCGCCTTCTCGCGCAACCCTGGCGGCAATACTTGTATTTATGACAACAATAAAAGTTATCGTGGAAAAGATAGATTTGGTCAAGAATGGACCCCACGACAAATTGATTCACTTTCTTTAAATGAGCTTTTCGAAGAACAACAGATTGATTTTATTGATTTCCTAAAAATGGACGTGGAGGGATCGGAATATGAAATTTTATTTCATGCTGAAAAAATGGGTTTGTTTCCGCGTATCCACACCCTTTCTATGGAGATACACGGGAAACCCTCCAAAAGCAGGATCGCTCCCGAATATGATCGGTTAATTTCTATGTTAAAATCTAACTACAAAAATTTTGTGCAAAAAGATAATATGGTTTTTTGTAGTTCGCCACTTGAAGCGAAAACAACCCAAGGAGAAAAAATGAGTTTGAAGGAACAACAAGAAAAGATTATATCTCAGTTGACAAGTCGAGACCATCAACAAATTATTGAATTAAGGATTAGAATTAGCGACATTTCTGATGAGATTTCAACTCTAAAGGCAGACCTTAAATTTTTTAAAGAAGTTGTCGCTCGTGATATAAAAAGGGCACTTGGTAAATATAATTGACGCAAATCAAAAAAGGGTTCTTAACATTGTTTAAAAGGCTTTTATAATTGTTATATGTGACAATGCTTTAAAGGAGATCGTACAATGTTGACATATAAAGAACATTATCAAAAAAGCTTAGAAAGCGCCGCTCTACCTGCAACGCCAGAATCAAAATATAAATCTCTTTATGATCTTACTGTTGATGGCACCTTCCTTGGCGACGATCCGGCATATCGTGATATAATTAAAAGATTGGCTCCCAAGCTCGCCGACAAGTTTGATAATAATGAGGGCTGCGTAAAAAGAGCCACGGCTCTCTATCTCGATAAGTGGAGAGACATTCCCGAAATTTCAGAACTTGCGGAACACATTATGCCCCGTATCGAGGCAGAAATTTTTCATTGTAACGCACAAATCGAGTTTGTCGCCCCTTACCGGAATATTCCCGGCGCACCACCAGTGGCGTCCTGGCTTTGGCATTATGATGATTGCCCAAATGAATTTTTGAAATTTGTGGTTTATTTAAATGAAGTTGATGAAGATAATGGATGTTTTCGGTATTTAGAAGCTGCTGACGGCAGCATTCCTGTAATTCCTTCTCGTCGCGTTTCTCCCACTGGGGGCACTCCAAAGCAACTTTATGCTGGCTCGCGAATCCCGGCATCAGTTATTCAAGAAAAAGTAGAAGAGGGCGGTCACATAAGAGATTTAGTTGGACCCCCCGGCACATATGCAATAATTACACCTAACATTTACCATCGCGCTACCGTTCCCAAAGTTGGGACTATTCCAAGAGATTGTGTGTTCTTTTTTATTAGACCATCGCTTGCGAATCGCGAATCTTATATTAACGAGAACACTTATTCCATTGCGTCAGGTCGAAATGTTAAGGTTTATGATTTAAATTAGGAAAATAAAATGATTAATATAGAAACTCAAGGACTCAGTTGGATTTATCCAGAAGATGCTAATTTTTATGGTTTTCACACTTGTGACGCCCCGGCGCAGGATCACCAGAAAGCCCGCGTAGAGGCTATTCGATATTGGAATGAAAATTTTCAGAATAGAAAGGAAAAATATTCATTTGAAATTGATTCTGTTGCGAAGCCACATGCTGAAAATTTGAAAAACTTAGGTTATTCCAAGATTGAAAGTTTTTTTAATGAAGAACAAATGAAAATTTTGCAAAACATTAGAGAGGAGATTCAAAGCAGCATTGATACCAATACAAATCTAAAATACCCTAGCGAGCAGATGATCTATATTAATAAGCCTTTGTTAAATTTAACATCGCTTCCAGAAATTTTATTTGATGATAGATTGATCAATATTGCGACAGCTTATTATGGTTGTCGACCAGCCATGGGGTCAGTTGCCGTAAGGAGAAGTTTTGTGAATGATGCTCCCCCTCTGACCAACCAAAATTATCATCGTGATTATAATAGTTTGGTCAAAATGATGAAATTTGTTATTTACTTGAATGATGTTGAGGAGGGTGGTGGACCATTTACATATGTCGCCGGAAGCAATAGAAAAATGTTTAATGGATGGTGGAATCATCATTACCCCACTGATGAAATGGTCGAGGCTCTTTATGGTAAAGATAGTATTTTACCAATAACAGCAAAATTTGGCGATTTATTGATGGCTGATACCTATGGTTTTCATAAGGGACAAAAACCGACGAAGGCTGAAAGAACTGCAATCCATTTTACTTATTTGATCCATCCTGAGTTGGGTGGTTATAACCACAAGTCTGAGGTGCCCCTTGATGAGCGTCATTGTATAAGAAAAGAAGATGTTGAAGCTTTTCCAGATTGGAAAAAGCCCACCGCAGATTTTTTATGGAAGGTTTAAACGATTGATATTTTGGGATTAACTTTTATTTTTTAACAAGTTATAATGGATTCACTAAGTGGGTCCATTATTTTTTTTTTGAGGATATTAGCGTGAAGGATATTAAAGATGTGTGTGTGGTGATACAAGCTCGTTTAAATTCGGAGCGTGTTCCTAAAAAAATGACTCGCCCTTTCGCCGGGACAACATTGACAGATATAGGGGTTGTGAATGTTTTGAATTCCTCAGTCATTCCAAAGGAAAACTTTTATTTGTCGGTTTACGAACCAGAATTGGTCGAGATAGGCGAAAAGCACGGCGTTAATATTTTTCATAGAAGTGAAAAATCTGCTATGGCAGAAAACAGCATTACGGATATCTATGAGTGGCACGATAAGTTGGATTATAAATATGTTGTGTTGATAAGTGCTTGTACTCCGCTATTAACCACGGAGACCATTGATAACTTTATGAGAAGTTATCTTTCTTCCTCGGATGATGGCATGTTTGCTGTAATAGCCAAAAAGCAATATTTTTGGGACGCCACCGGGAAGATGATTAGTCCGTGGCCTGAAGACCAAAAACTAATGAACACAAAAACCATGAACATAACTTACGAAGCCGCGCATTGTTTATATGCTAGCAGGCTTGATATTGTTAAAGGTGGTTGTTGGATGGATACAAAGGTGCCTCCCGAGCCAGAGCTTTTTGTGGTAAAAGAAGAAGAGGTCTTTGATATTGATTATGAATGGCAATTTAAACTTTGTGAAGCTTTGTATAAAGGGGTGCCTACCAAGTGATAGAGTTAGGAACACATTTAGATGATTGCACTCTGCTTTATGACGAAGGTTCTTTCTGGTCGGGCATAGATAAAGAACTTCATGAAAATGCTACGGTGTATATTAACAACAACCGTAGCATTAACATTAAGAGAGTTCATAAGCATGTTCTGGATATATGTGGTGACGAAGCGCCGCCGCCAAGAAGCGTGTGGCTCGACACCAGGGATAATCAATTTTTCAGTGATGCCCAATATGTGACGCTTAAAAATGCGAAAAAAGAACAGCATTTTTTTGTACCAGCACAGAATAAATATTTTGAAAATATACTGGAAGAATATAATTCCACAATCGTTGACAAAATAGATGTCTTCAAGACACAGGAACTTGTCTTCGATGACGCAGGAGAGTTTTTCATTTCGAATGTTGATAATCATTTTAATCGATATACAGGCAAGAAGATAATGATCGTGTGCGGCGGTCCTTCCGCTAACGAAGTGGATTGGCAAGCTGTGGATTATGATTATTTATGGACCTGTAATGAATTTTACAAAAATGACAAATTACAAGATGTAAAAATTGATTTTGCAGCGCTTGCTTCAGTGGTTGACCTTGATAATAAAGAATTAAATGATATAATGAGGCGTGACGCCCCGATAATTTCTTTCCCCCTCGTGACTTATTTATATGATCAGGTTCCACTAGATCCTGTGAAGTCCTTTGTAGAAAGATACCCCTCCAACTCTTGTCATTGGTATACCAGATATTCGTCGGTTATTGGCACGGGAGTGCGAATGATTGCCCTGGCTATTTTTAGTGGTGCTAAGGATGTTTATTTTGTTGGGGTTGATGGTCGGAATAAGGTAGAAAAAGACGGTAAATTACTGCACGCCTTTAACAGCAAAAAGCGGGTTCCAAAGTGGTACAACTTGCATGGAGACAGATTTCAAGCCCGCCAAAATTTAATATTTTGGGATTACATTTTTCACTTGAAGCACAAATATGAATTTAATATTTATAACTTAGGAGAAGAAAAGAAATACAATACGCTTGCCACCGTCTCTAGAACTTTGTGCCCGTTGCCTGATACCATCAAGAGAAAAATAGGTGCCGCGTAATGTTGGATAGATGTCACGCTTGCCGCGCCGAAAAGTCTTATAACTCCAATTATTATTGGCAGAACAACCTCATATCAGATACCCATCAGTGTAAACTTTGCGATCACATTTTTAGATATTTTAAAGGCGATGTTGAAGAATACCATAGAGAAAAGTATCGGATTAAGGGAGAAGAGGGGTATGCCATGTATTCTTCTAAAGAAAGATATAAGTATATTGATACGTTTTTAAACGCTACGAAGGATTTTTTAAGTGAAGAGTTTAAGGTATTGGAAATTGGCTCTGGCGACGGCTTGTTTGCGGTAAAGGCACAAGACTATGTAAAAACAATTATGTGTTCCGATATCGATACAAAAATGACCGATAAGTGCGCCAATTTGGGCTTTGAGGTTATTAATAAAAGTGTTTTAGAAATTGATCAAGGGTTTGATGTGGTTATCGGGATGGATGTGTTAGAGCATGTTTTGGATATCCAAAAGTTTAAAGAAAAGATGGCAGAAATTGTTAATAAGTTTTTGATATTACAGGTTCCTATAAATCGAACAATGGTGCCCCCAAACCCGATTTTTGATGGTCACTCTCATTATTTTTCTAAAGACTCAATACTTAATCTATTTGAGAGTGATTTTAAAGCTTTGCAAATTTATTTTGGTAATAGGGGCTCTTTGGCTAGAGGCGAAGAAATGTTGTGTGTATGGGAGAAGAGAAAATGAAAACCTATGCCGAACATTATAAAAGATGTTTAGAAATCAATCCGGTCACTTCCTCGGGGGATAAATATGATTCTTTGTATGATTTGTCTATTGATGCCGATTTTCTCGCCACAGACGAAAGATATTTTTCTTTGGTAGAGGAACTGGCAAAAGACATAAGATACCGACTAGATAATAATTTAGGATGCTATAATGGTTCTTCCTTTGCTCGCTATGTAAATGATTGTTTGGAAATAGAAAGCCTTAAAGCGTTTGTAAATCATGTTGCGCCGCAAGTAGAGAGAGAAATTTTTCATTGTGGAATACAAGTTGAATTTGTGATGCCTTATCGCAACAATCCTACCAAAGAGAAGCCAGCCGCATCCTGGCTGTGGCATTATGATGATTGCCCAAGAGAATTTTTAAAATTTGTGGTTTATTTAAATGAGGTGACGGAAGAAAACGGTTGTTTTCAGTTTATGGTGGATGAAAAAAATAATGCACCGATTGTTCCTTCCTCTCGGCATACGCCTCACATGGGTATCGGACAGCAACTTTACAAAGGCTCTCGCATCCCACCAAAGGTTATTGATGAAATTTGCAAGAAAGGAGGTCGGCAACAAAGCCTAATTGGTCCCCCCGGCACTTACGGAATGTTGACTCCTAATATCATGCATCGCGCAACAATTCCCCAATCACACACTGCTCCCAGAGATTGTCTTTTTCTTTTTATACGCCCAAGCCTACAAAAAATGGACTCTTATTTTAATCACCGCACTCGCACGATTTTGCCGAAGAAAAATGTTAAAGTTTATAATTTAGATTAGGAGATTTAATGACGACATCTTGGATACAACCGAATCAAGCGAACTTTTATGGGCATTGGCTTTTAAAAAATGGCAGAGAGGCAGTAGAGTATTATAATCAAAAATATGTCGATCGCACCGCGCAGCATCCCCATAGTGCTAGTTCAAAATATGAGCCATATGTTAATGATTTAAAACAAAAAGGCTACACGAAAATAGAGAACTTTTTTGACAAAGAGTTTATCGATAAAATGCGTGAAGACACGGAGAATTTAATAAAGACAGGACAATCTTTAAAGATTCATAATGAAGAACATTCGATGATTGCACAGCCCCTGTACAATATAGAGGGTGCCGCTCAAATTGCCTTTGACGACAGAATTATAGAGATGGCGGCTTCGTTTTATGGCTGTTTACCGGCAATTGGCACATGCAATTTGCGTAAAAGCTATGCCAACAATCTCCCTTCAAGAACTACCAATTTGTTTCATCGTGATTTTAATAGTGTAAGGATAATAAAGTTTTTTGCTTATTTAAATGATGTAGATATTCATACTGGTCCCTTTACCTACGTCGAAGGAAGTAATGCAAAAATGTTTAGCGGGTGGGACGCCAAACAACGTTGGATGGATGCTGAACTAGAAAATGCCTATAGCAAGCAAAGCATAAAACGCTGCACTGCGAAAGCAGGAGATTTGCTTATGGGCTGGACCAACGGCTGGCACAAGGGGCAGAAGGTTCGCCAAGGCTCACGCCTCATGTTTACTATAAACTTCGTGGTGCATCCAGAACTTGCCGATGGCAAAGAACAATCCATTTCGTTTAAAATTAAAAAAAGTTTTTATGATTCGTTGCCCGATTGGAAAAAGCCTGTGTGTGATTTTTTATTAAAGGAGTAAAAAATTTGATTTTATGAAATGTATAATTTGTGAGAACACAATTGAAAATATAAGAGAAAAGGTCTGTAAGTGCGATGAATGTGAACATGTCTTCAGAAATTATTCCGCAATAGATTTGAAAGATTATTACACAAATCTTTATAGGCAAAAAATAACACCTGCGGTTCAAACCGCGCCCATAAAAGCCAGAGGAGCAACCAAACTCAGCTTGATAGGGGACTATGTATGCGCCGCTGATAGGGTGTTGGAAATCGGCTTAGGGTATGGACATTTTTGTGATATTTTTAAAGAAAAATTTGGTTTAGAAAATTATCATGCATGTGAAATAGATGAAAATCTCTCTTCTGCTGCAAAAAACAAGGGTATAAAGGTATTTGGATGTTCGATGCAAAATATACCGGAGAATTCTAAATACGATGTTATTATTTCTTTTGATGTTCTGGAACATTTTTACGACCCAAAACATTATAAGAATAAATTATTAAAGTTGCTTAATAAAACAGGCAAGGCAATTATACAAGTTCCAGTAAACCGGACATTACACAGTAAGGAACCATTCGATGGACATTATCACTATTTTTCTGAAAAATCTTTGAGGAAGCTAATGGAACCGGAGTTCAAGTGTAAAATGATACTGAAAACCAAGAGAGGTCAAGTCGCTAATGGCGAAGAGATCCTATCAGTATTTATGTTGGATTAACAGATTATGAAAAAAGTTTTTATAGACTGTGGAGCACACAAAGGCGAATCTCTAGAAGCCTTTTCGAGTCTCTATGCAGATAGCGGCGAATATGAGGCTTATTGTTTTGAGATTTCAGATCGCCGCATGTTTAAACAAGCTGGTTTAAAAATTATGTCCAGACTTGTTTTGGAAAAAAATATTAAAAGTGCGGTATGGGATACTAAAGCTGTGTGGGTAAAAGATGGAACTATAACGTGGTATGACGACGCAGACGAAGGTTCTAGTGTTATAAAAGACAAATACGCGCATAATCCAAGAAAGGCAGAATCTTTTGATTTAAGTTCTTGGATAAAGGATAATTTTTTAGAAAGTGACACAATTATTTTAAAGCTTGATATTGAAGGAGCCGAATACGAGGTGTTGCAAAAATTATATAATGATGGCACTTTAAGGTATATTGATAAGTTATATTGTGAAATTCATGGTGCAAAATGCGGAAAAAGTTTGGCGCAATCTTTAAATTTGGTTGCCGGTGCAAAGGATTTTGGGCATCACATTTATGTATGGTCGGCTCAAGATATGTCGTCGCTTGGTGAACGCATTTATGATGAGAAGCTTCTCCAAAAAGAATATGTAAAGTGGGGTTATAGAAAAGCATCTGAAATTATAGGGTTGTTAGAGAGAGCTAGAACTGGATCATTCGATCACGAATCCAATATCATTAAAAACATGGTAAATCAGGGCATTAAGCAACAGGTGGTTGAGAGTCCTCTCCCTCTTTCGGGCGATACGTTAAATTTAAAAATCAGGTATGATATCATGGGAATTGATCCAGTTGCGACCGAGTTGCGTTGGGAGAAAAAGATTTTGCATGTAGAACTAGAGAACGAAGATTTAAAACAATTGATGGAAAGATTTGCCAATCATTCAGTTGTAGGCAAGGATTAAATCATGGTTATTTATGTTGACATTGATGAAACGATTTGCCAATCACCCCCATCTCGCAATTATGCAGAGGCGGTCCCTATGGCAAATAGAATCAAAAAAATAAATCAGCTTTATGATGATGGCAATACAATTATTTACTGGACAGCTAGGGGCTCTGGGTCGGGCATAGACTGGTCCGAGACAACTACTAAACAATTTAAAAAATGGGGTGTCAAATACCATGATCTTAAATTTGGAAAGCCAAATTATGATTTGTTTATTGACGATAAAAACATCAATTCAGATATGTTTTTTGAGCAGCAGATGACTGCCCCCAATATTAACTTTAAGGAGAAGAAACAATGAAATTATCTGATCAAGCGATGGGAGCACTGATGATGGCACTACAAAAATCATTATATGAGCAAACTGATATTGTTCCCATTTTAAGGGCATTTGATTTCGTTATTAATGGCGAATCACAGGATGAATTAATGGTTGCGAATCCTCCCGTGTTTAAAATCGGCGCTGATGACGAAGAAAGCGATTGATGCCCAAGTATTTTTACCACTGTAATGATTGTGGGGATGAGTGGGGAGAGTGGCATGGGATGAGTGAATCTCCTGCCAACTGTCCGTGCGGTTCGATGGATTTTGAGCGTTTGCCGTCTAGTTTCGCGCTAAAGATCGAAAAAAAAGATCCACAAAAGAAAAAAGTCGGAGAAATGACAAAGGAATTTATAGAAGATTCGAAGCAAGAACTTCGAACTTATCAACAAAACTTAGAAGAGAGGACATACGAACACAATGATTGAAGTTTTTATTATTATAATACAATTTGTGTGTATTGCTATCGCGATATTATATATTAGAAATTTGCTATTGACTGTTAAAAATATACAAACAATGATTCAAGAAGTGGCAGATCTAGCAGACGAATATGATATTTTTGTGACTGAGTTGAACTCTAAAACAACTTATTATGGCGACCCCACTATCGAAGAATTGGCAACCCTTTCAAACCAATTAAAAGCATCACTCCAGGCTGTAAGGGATATCGAAAAACAATTGTTTGGCATAGAAGAGGATTATGATTCAGATGACGAAAAAGAGACGCAAGAAAACTAAAAGACTATATTTTACTCAAATTCACGAAGATGCAATAATTGAATATTGCAAAACACAGGATCAGAGAAGAAAAGAAGTCTTATATAAAGATCTTATACAACCCGCCCTCGATGAAATGGTCGACAAAATAGTTTTTACTTACAAGTTTACAACGCTCCCCAATATTGATTTTTTAAGAGAGGAGTGCAAATCTTGGCTCGTTACCATTCTTGACAAGTATGATCAATCGAAAGGTTCTAAAGCCTTTTCTTATTTTTCAGTTATTACTAAGAATTGGTTTATTCATAAAGTTAAAAAAACCACAAAACGAATGAAAACAGAGACCCCTTTGGCTGATATGACCAGGGTCGAGTCTGCTGTTATAGTTGAAAATGAGGTTGATGATAAAAGAGAACATGCCGAATTTTTTCTTTATTTAAACGGGCAATTAGACAATTGGCTTGAAGAAGCCGACCGCCCAAACGATATCAAGCTTTTAAAAGCAATTAAAATGCTTTTTGAGCATTCTGAACAAATCGAAATTTTCAACAAAAAAGCTATTTACTTGTATATGAGAGAGATAACAGATCTTAATACAAAACAAATAGCGTCATCTCTTTCAAGATTTAAAATAAAATATAGAGAGTTTAGGAGAAGCTGGGACGATGGAGAAATTTGAGAAGTTGTTTAGGGAAGCCATAGGCAATATTAGGGGTGACAGAGACACCGCTAATGCCGCCTTAGATGAGATTGTGCAGGACGTACACCAAGGCAAGACCACCCATCATCAAAGCGGCATGGTCATCGCGAAATATTTAGAAACTCTTCAACGTTCGAACGAACAATTGGTGAAGCTATTGGCTTTAAAAAACAAAACGAGACAACAATCTGAAAGAATCTCGACAGAAGAAATAGAAAATATCTATAGTAAAATTTCATCGGAGCATGATGCTTAATGTCAAAAACAGAAAAATTTGGGTATACAAATCAGAATTTCATACAATCAAGTTACTGTAAAATTAGGTTTGATTATGAGTCTTATAATCTTGAAGGCTTATCCCGAGTTGTTCGAAGTCAAACCAATGTTAACTCCATTGACAAAACGAATACCTTTATAGGTAAAGTTTTTAAAATTTTACCCACCGAGACCGCACCAATCCCTGGTGGGTTATTAGATGCCATTAAAAACGCCGGGATTTTAAATTATGAGAATTTGCAACAATGCTACGTCAGAGTTCCCGAAGCTCATTCCTCTTTGCCACTACCAGCCACTGACGACGACCCTGTTATTGAGGAGTATTCTCTTTGTGTGGCACCAATATCTGAAGATATTTGCGTAGGCACTCACGTCACGGTCCAGTTTAATAACACTGAAGCGTTTACTTATGGCATTGTTGTTTCGACTTCTGCTCAGAACGCGGTCGATGTTGTAGAAGATTATGTCCCAGGAACAGCCCCCAAGTTTCCCCCCGGAAAAGCTAACAACTTGGCTAGAATTACTTCGGTAAAAGCGATGTATAAAATACTAGGATTGGGTCCAAAGCCATTCGGAAAATATAATACGAGAAATTGGGAAACGTTCAAATCTCGCCAGCCACGTTTGAGGAAGATCTATGGCAAGTCAGGCATCCCCCAGGTCGCCATAAAGGCAATAGAGGCAGCCGCCAAGATGTATGGAATTCCTGTTTGTATATTACATGGGATTATGAAAGCTGAGTCCGGCGGCGGCAGACCGGTGGGAATCTTTGGTCAAGGGTTATTCAGCGAAAAGCCCAGTATAGCCGCAGCGAACAAGGCAAACTCATCAGCACTCGGCGTTGGTCAGGTAGTTGCAAGTACATATTTATCACTTGGGGTTAATTTTGCCCTACGCGCCGCACATTGGGAGATCTCAGACCCCCTTAAATATGGTTATAAATCGGTAGCTCATGTTATTGTTGGGAAAGTCATTGCCAAGGGTGATCTTACATGGGGCTTGAGAGGTTATGCTGGCACCAAGAAGGGCGGCGAAAGGAAAAAGAAGGCTGTGATGGGCAAGTGTGGTGGGGCAGCAGGCTTTAAAAAAGTTGATAAAGTTATTTCTTCGAAGAAGACCAGAAGAAAATATTATGAAAATATTATTGATGGAGCAATTGCCCTAAAGGGTCAGCCAGACAAAGCGATTATTAACGCAGCCGCCAAAGCAGGAGTTCCTTCGGCAAAAATTAACAAGGTGCTGAAATTTTAAGCAGGAAATAATGTAATGACTCAATATAAAGGCAACAAGCCCAACATAAAAGGCTTATCAAAAGAAAAACAAAGGATTCTCAAAGATGCCACTAAAAAGTGGAAAGCCAGGAATAGTGGTGCTTCTAATATCCAAGATCCCGTAGGTGCTTATAAAAATTACTCCAAAGATCCTCTTGAGAAGGCATATGGAAAGGGAAATTCTTGGATGGTATTCGGTCGCGACCGGACAGGAGAACAGACAGAAAAATCAGATAAGAAGCCGGTCACTAGAGACACTGGCTACGGTTCAATGCCTGGAGATAATTGTTGGATAATTGATCTCGTTGCAGGGAGACAGAGCGCATTTAATGTGGAAAACGCTGCCGGTAAGAAAGTAAGCACTCCTCCTAACTTTTTTAATGATGCCGCGAGGATTTATATCGCTCAAAAAACCAATGTCGATTACAATTTTCGTTTGGTCGATGGCAAGGTAGGGAGCCCGAGAGCCCGATCGGCAATCGCCATCAAGGCAGATGCCGTTAGGATTATTGGCAGAGAAGGAATCAAATTAGTTACAGGCGAAGGAGCACAGATCCAACAAAAAAATTCCCGCGATGGATCATTGGCATCAATCAAGGGGATAGATTTGATTGCGGGCAACTGGAAAGATCCAGACTTGCAGCCGATCCCCAAAGGCGACAACCTCATCGAGTGCATTGAAGCTATTTACAAGCAGATGAAGAACTTGGGGACAATGGTATCCGCATTTGCAAAAGGGGTGTCCAGCTTAGAGCAGGATTTGAGATCTCATATCCATGTAGCCCCTTTGTGGGGACCAAACTCTATTTCTCCCGATCTCATGCTGAAAGCGCCGGTACATGAAAAGAAACATCTTGAATTAAAGATGAACATGGGGCTTTTCCAAGCAGCAATTGCAAGTGATTATTTTAAATATATGAGCGGTGTAAAGCCCGACCACTATATTCTTAGCAAGTTTAATAATACGAATTAACATGGCATCCGATCTTCTATCTAATAATTTTTTAAAAAGCACATGGGTTGTGTCGCGGGCACCTTTTTATAATAAAGGAGATAATAGGGTTTATTGGGTATACCACACACAGGTTTCGTCGTTTACCACAAAAGAATTAACCGACCTGTCGTCGGGTAACCGGAAGAATGTCATAGAGGCTTTTAAAACCTTAAAGCTTTTTACAACCAATGAATTGATTTTAGATCCCCAAACCTTGACCGAAGTCGGGTATTGCGGACCAGAGTCAGCCAGTGCCACCAGTAACTTACTCCCGCTGCCCGAACACATCACACCAGAACGATTTTATATTGCACCTCGACCTGGGGCAAAATTAAAGATTTTATATTCTATCCCTGCTAAGTATATTAATTTGAAAAAGGTGGAATATTTACGCGCCAGGGAGAATGCCGAATTTCTTAAGCCACCACGCAAGCCTCGTTTTGGTCAAGATGGGTGGTGGGAGACTAGCAATAAAGATCTCCAAGATGATCTCCTTAAAGGTGTCGGAAAAATAGATGAATTAAATAAATATTTTAAGAGAAAACTCTCTACAAACCAAAAATATATTTCTAAAACCGCAGGCATTTTGGGCAGGTTTCAAAATCCACCTGAAACAGCAGCGGACAATCTGGCTAGAATGTCTTCTGCCCGCAATCCATCAACCCTTGCAGGAAATTATAACGAAAGTTTGCAAGCGGTAGATTTTGTAGGTGATTTCTTTTTTGATCAAATGCCGGATTTTCTGGGTGATGTAGAGGAAGTAGTCGACGACGCCGACTATTGGATTATAGATACCAGTGGAACTCAAGAGGCTCTCAAGAAAGCACAGAACGCATCTGCCGCCGCCGCCAAAGAATTAAACAAAATTGTTGTATTTTTGAACAAATGGGGGCTTACTGGCTTATTGGAATGTTTAATTGCTCTCACTGCCGAGAAACTTTCCCTAGCGGGTTATATTGTGGTGGCACAGAAATTAATAGAGCAAGCCGAAGAATTGTTAGAAAGTTATAAAATGTTTAAAGCTCAACTTCAAGAAGTGGACGAAATGGTTGCTGCTTTCATCGCCCGCATGATGGCAACTCAAGAATTTGATCTAGAAGAGGAGATCAAGGAAGCATTTGTGGGAATGTTAAAAGAAGCGTTACGTCAAATAGTGCAAATGGCGTTGGCAGCTTGTCTTGAGGAATTAGCCTCTGAACAACCAGCTTCTGATTTTGATTTCGGAGCTTTGTCACCGGGGGAATCATTTGGACAAAGCTTTAATACCAGCCCTTACGACCCTTCGAACTCATTTGATGTGGCATTGAATCGTGACTTGGGTGTCACTCTCGCACAAATGGGTGATGGAGGAGACGAAAATCAAAAAAACAACATTAAAAGATTCATTGCAGATGTTTTTGAAACTTTAACGCCCAAAGAATTATGTAGGTTGTTTTTAGGCTCACCCGAGCCAAAACTTGTTGCTTTTGTTTTTAGTTTTGCCGAAAATTATAAATATCCTAAATTTAAGGGTTATGCTGATGTTAAAAGTTTCTTCCTTGCCCTCGGTAAACTGAGTAATTTGACCATTTGTGAAGATTTAATGATGGCTGCTCCTTTAGCAATGGGCGACCCCTTATATTGTGATACGGGAAAACTTGATCCTTTTACTGAACAATTGCGTAATAAAGTTCCTGATGATCTTTTACAAAATCTGTCCAAACAGAGGAATGAAGACTTGTTAAATACAGCAAATCTTTTAGAACAGTTTCTTTCTGGCGAGGATCCTTTTGCTTCCTCATACCCCTCCATCGAGATGGGTCCATTTTATGATCCAATTTGGACAAGAATTAAGAAAGTAATCCCCACCTGGGAGGGTGTGTTTAATGAAGATTTAAAAGGTCTCGGCAAACTTGCGGACGCTAACCCCACCGTGGGAATTAAACAGGGCGCTCAAGCGATTGCCAAGGCATTTCCCGACGCCGACTCGCCATCGCTCGATCAGGGCGAGCTTAAAAAGCTTCAAGCTAATCCACAAGTAAAAGCTTTAGCTTTAGTGGACAAACTTCCTCCACTTCCGTCGATGGAAAGCGTTATTGGGCAATCAGTATTTTTAAAAAACTCGTCTCTCAATCATGCTAATTCATCCATGATTTTAGATTTTGACAATTTTCAAGTGGAAACTTTTCGCGATGCTAAGCAGAAACAACATAAAAAGTATATAATGGCAGATGCTGGTTTAAAAAAGTTAGCTGAAAAGGAGAAGCTTGCTAAAGATGGCGCAGTTTTTGATACTAATGCCGTGCCGGTAAAAGGTCAATGGCCAGACTCTCTTCTTAATATTAGCAATGTTTTAAAAGAATCAATGAAGGGAACTCCCCATGAGGATGCATTTTTAAAAGGGTTTGTGAATCAGCCTGCCGCCATGGACAAAGTATGGTGGGAGACGTGTTTTGCCATTTATAAGGATATCTATTTTCAAATTTACAAGGAAGCCATCGAGGGCTTCTATAAAAAGTACGACAAGCAACCCAGTGTTTCGTCCATTCTCAAATCACTTCCCTATTTCGGCAAGGATCGCATAGACCACTTACAGAAAAAGCTTTGTGACTTAAAAGAAAGCAAAGAACAAAGCAATAAAGTGTTATACAATGAAGATTACTTATTAGACCTAGAAGCGTTGAAGTCGCTTGTTTACGTTTTTATGATAGAAAATTCTTTGCCCATTTTCTTAGCTGAAGAGATGATTCCTTACGATAGCAGTTTCGCTATGGTAGAAACGCAGGAAATCGTACCTGAGTTTAAGAAATTTATCAAGAACCATAATCTGATTATTCCATTTAATCAAATCCTTTGTGATAGCGTGGATTCAAACGGAAACAAACTCACTGTGGAAAAGCTGGTGCTCGACGAAACAAAATTAATTAAATCACGGCTCTCAGGCGAAAAAGGATATGCTTCTGCAAAGGGCTCCCCACAACCCCCAGCCGATTGGGTGAAGTCTCGATTGAAGAACTTGGGCGGTTTAATTTTTTTAACTGGTGGCCAGGTCGGCGATCCCTTCAAGATGACCGTAAATCCCCAGACGCTAGGAGCACAAGCCACTAACCCTATTAATGCTAAAATCCCTCCTGGCACGCAACCACTCTATAAGGGCGATCTTCAGTCGAGCAACTACAAAAAACCAGAAATACAAACTTTTTATTTGCATGATATGGTATGGCACAATCCATATGGTAAAGAGAAGTTGGGCTTTTTCGATTGGATGGTGAGTCTTTATAACCCTGTTTGGAGAGATTGGGACAAAGTTTTAAAATCTCCGCAACACGAAGCTATGAGCAAACAATGGCAGGACGCTGGCAACATTATTCTTGCTTTCACTTCCCTTGTGCCGCCGAAGCCACCCGCAGATTCTAATACTTTATCCGAATCTCTATCGGTTGAATTCGATGTTGCCGACGAAAATCTCAACCTTGTTTATTGGTTTTTGATCAAGAGTTTAAACATTTTTCTAAAAGATCTTTTCGAACAGAAGAACACTTTTTTTAGCACCGAAGACAGCGCGTTTATATCGAAATCAACCGGCAAGAAGATTAATGAGGTTAAATGGACCAACCCGATCGGCACCGTTGCTGGCAACGACATCGTTCCTGAAATGCTTACCAACTTTGGAATCAATTTTAAGCAATACGTTACTCTTAAAACTCTCGGGCAATATAATGAATATAAACTAGCCCATACAAAGCTTGGTCCTTTGTGGAACTTCGGTAGCGGAGATCTGTTTCATAAGTTTTTTACGAATGTTTTGGTAGGAGCCGATGACTCAATCATTGTACAAGCTCCTGTTGGAGGAGATTCCGTTCGGCTTTTTTCGAAAGAGGCAGACATTATATTTGAACCACCAACCCACTCAACGAATGTTGTCTTTAAGGGAAAGGATGAAGTCTGGTTGAAATGGCACCTTGCAACAAAGGAATATTATGCTTATTATATGGGGTCTTCCGGTAATTCGCACCTGTGGCCGGAGGAGGTGTTTAAAGGTAATGCCAACATCAACGCCACCGACGTTAAATCCATGCAGGCACCCCTTAGCAGCAATTACCCCTCGGTTTCGATAGTATCGGCTCCCAATACTCCTCCACCGCCCACTCTTGCTCCGTCATTTGATGCTAATGAAATGGCTACGGCGATTAAGCTAGAAACTTTTGATGCTTTAAACGACGTATTTACAAAGGAACAAAAATTAAACATCTTTCAGAAGTTTAAAGCTACGTTGGTCGAGTTTATTGGCGGGATTCCGTTTAATAAAGAAAATGCATATGGCGCGACCAAAGATCAATTAAAATTTGCCCTTAATGAATTGAAGATGGGCGCAGGTAGTTTATCCCTAGAGATGAATAGTACGCCTCTGTGGATTATGATTTTGATGTTAATTCCTAAAATAATTATCGCGGGAATCAAATCAATAATTGAAACTTATCTTTTTATGCAAGTTCCAATCGTGTATTTCTTACTTAAAACTCTTGAATCACTTGGTTTGGATTTAGCTGGGTCGGACGAAGCAGACCTTCTGGGTGCAGCAGATACATATCTCAAGGGCAAAGAAAAAGAAATGGCGAGTGATCAAGCGGCAAAATATCCGCAGTCGGCAGCAGCACAGCAGTTCAAGAAGCAACAACAATTGGAGAAATTAAAATGTCCTTTACCGTAAAATTACCATTAGCCCAGAGTAACAACTTAACTTATGAACAGATTGAAACCAGACAGGGCATGATCAAGCAGCGCGTGAAAAACCTTTTGTTAACCTCACCCGGCGAACGTATTATGATTGAAGATTTTGGGTGTGGCTTGAGGAGGTTTTTATTTGAACCTGAAAATAGTGGAAAGTCCGAGTTGGTGAAGGAAACCATTGAAACTCAATTTGACAAATATTTGGAGGGCGTCCAGCTTTTAGACGTGCAAACAAAAATTGATGACCAAGTGCTGGCTGTAAAAGTGGATTACTTGATATTTACTTTAGGTGTTCAGGATAGTATTCAAATAATCGTTAAAACTTAACTATTTACGAAGAGGATAAATCATGCCAAGAAAAGACAATGTTGTAAAGTATACTGATCGAGATTTTGATAGCATTAAAAAATCACTAGTTAGCTATGCTAAGAGATATTATCCCGACACATATAAGGATTTTAGCGTTGCTGGCTTTGGGGCGCTTACAACGGATATGGTCGCGTATATCGGCGACATCCTTTCATTTTATCTGGATTACCAAGCCAATGAAACTTACTTAGATACTGCGCTTGAGTTTGATAATGTTATTAGATTAGCTAAAACTTTGGGATATAAATTTAAATATGATTATGCATCTCATGGCACCGTTACAATATTTTTATCAATTCCGGCGTCGACTTCACAACCTTTAGAACTTGATGGAGATTATGCTCCCACAATAAGAAAAGGAACGGTTTTTTCTAATTTAAATGATGCAAGTTTTATTTTAATGGAAGATGTTAATTTTGCAGATAATTCACTGGAGCGCCAGCCCGCCGTTATTGACGATACAACTGGTTTGCCGAGCTATTATGCGGTTAAGGCGTATGGCAAGGTCGCTTCCGGTGAAATTAATATTGCCACCAGCGTCATTGCAGATTTTGAGCGGTTTTTACAGGTAGCAGTTAACGAGCCTTTTATAACGGAAATTTTGAGCGTTGAGGATTCTGACGGGAATGAATATTTTGAAGTAGACCATTTATCACAAAACGTGATTTATAAAGACTTAACAAACCCAAATTCTGCGACAGATCGCGTTAAATCTATTATAAAGCCTCTTTTGGTAACCAGAAGGTTTACAACAGATCGCTTTTCAGACCGAACGGTATTGCAGTTTGGGTATGGCTCCGAACAAAATTTTACAACCGATAAATATGGTAGACCAGAAAATGTTGCTATTCAAAAATATGGTAGAGATTATGTTTCTTCTACTAGCTTTGACCCCACAAACTTGATTAGTAATGATAAATTTGGCGTAGCTCCTTCGAATACTACTTTGACAATTGCATATATAAAGAATACATTTAACAATGTTAATGCGGGTCGAAATTCCATTAATAGGGTGGTAGACATGTCTTTAAATTTTCCCGGTCTCGACAATGCGACAAATGTTGAAGAATATGTAAGGACATCAATTGTAATTAATAATGACGAAGCGATAACGGGAGATCTAGCCGTGCCCGATTCTGACGAATTGAGAATAAGGGCAACTTCTCAATTTGCCACGCAAAAAAGAGCAGTAACGGCGCAAGATTATGTTTCCTTGTGTTATGCGATGCCAAGCCAATTTGGAGCAATTAAGAGAGCTAGAGTTGCCAGAGATAAAGATTCAATGAAAACAAATCTTAATCTTTATGTTCTGGGCGAAGACGTGTTTGGAGATTTTACAAATGCAAACGCCATAATCAAGAAAAATTTGAAAACTTGGATTTCTCGGCATAAGATGATTTCCGATACAATTGATATTCTTGATGCTAAAATTGTCAACATTGGGTTAGTTTTTAGTGTTCAAGCAGACCCAGGATTTAATAAGTTTGACGTATTGCAAAACTGCATATCAGATTTGATGGACCTTTATGATGTTGCTTTTAATATTGGTGAACCATTATTTATCAATGATGCGTATCGGAAGCTGAGAGACACTACGGGGGTGCTCGATGTGTTGAGAATCGATCCCGACGTTAAAAACGGAGGACTCTATGCGGACACATTTTTTGCCATCCCCGGCAATATGTCCACTGATGGTCGGGTGCTTAGTCCACCGGAGGACGTTGCATTTGAAATTAAATTTCCTTCGGATGACTTTGTGGGGACGGTATTGTAATGGCTATTAAAAAATATAGAGCAGTTAAAGACAACACCATCACAAATGCTTATAAGCCGGGTTTGAACACGCGGGCTACTGGCTCAAATATGGGCGCAGCAGATGCGCTTGAGGTCTTTACAATTTATGGGCAAGTGACAGCCAGCGCTGGCGGCAATGAAAAATCTAGAATTTTAATTAAATTCAATACAGACGACATCAATACCGACCGAACTGCTGGCGCTATCGGTGATAGCGGAAGTGTAAAGTGGATTTTAAATCTTACCAATGCTGAAACCCCATACAGCGTTCCTAGTAATTTTGATTTGCAGATATATCCTATTGAGCGGGGGTGGGACGAAGGCGTTGGCATGGATATGGATGATTATTCAGATTCTGATGCGTCGAATTGGGATAAGGCAACCGACACCGTTAATTGGACTAAAGCTGGCGGCGATTTCCATGAAGGGCATACAGCCTCTTATAATTTCCCCACCGGAACGGAAAATCTAGAAGTAGATGTAAGTGATATTGTAGAAAAATGGCTTGATAGTACGATTATAAATTATGGGTTCTTGATCCGAATGACAGCTTCTATTGAAACGGGCACTGTGACTTATTTTGATAAGAAGTTTTATGCGCGAACAAGTCAGTATGAACTCAAGAGACCCGCCCTTGAGGCGCGGTGGGACGATTCACTGGATGACAATTCAGCTAATTTTGTAATATCTAGTTCTCTCGCTCCTGCCGCCGATAATTTAAATACAATTTATTTGTACAACTATATTCGCGGAGAATTGAAAAATATTCCCGATGTATCTACGGGTGAGATTTTTGTAAGTATTTATTCTGGTTCTAGTGATGATGAGCCAACCGGTGATGCTATCGGGATGCCAACAGGTGGCGGCATTGAGACATCCGGTGATACAAATGTTACTGGCGGCTGGGTTGGGACGGGGATCTATTCCGCAACTTTTGCTTACACTAGTAGTGCCATTAAATATATCTATCCGGTGTGGCATACTGGATCAACGGAATATTATACAGGGTCTGTTGTAACAGCATCGGCATTGAAGCAGCAGTATTCACAATTGTCGACCACATATTATTTAGCATTGAGTAATTTGAACTCTCCCTACAGGAAGAACGAAAAAACAAGGCTGCGTTTGTATATCCGACCGGCAAATTGGTCCCCCAACATTTACAATGTGGCATCGGCAACACCGCAGACTTTAACCAAGGAGCTAGTTTACTATCAGGTAAAGCGCACTATAGATGATTATATTGTTATTCATTATGGAACAGGAACTGGTGCTGATGCTTGGTCTAAATTATCATATGATTTAAGCGGCAATTATTTTGATTTAGACTTTACTAGTTTTGCAGCGGATTATCAATATGAGATTTCTTTCATAATAAAAGAAAGTGGACAATTGAGAGAGCAACCAGACACGTTTGTTTTCCGAGTAGAGTAGTTAAATGGATTTTCAAAAATATCTTGAAAAGTTAAGAAATAAAGAAATTAAGACCCACTCCATCATTAGAAAAAGTCTTAATGATGTGGGGGATCAGTACGATTCTGGAAAGTTTTATGACATTTGGTCTAAAAATCAACAACGCTTTGTTCCACCCTTTGATTTCTCTTCAGCAAGCAATTTTGCTTTTTACGGGTTAGCAGAAGAATATTATAAAAATGCCATAAAGAGAGTTTATAATACCTATCCATATGATGGAACTCCTTACGATAAAGAATTGTGGCATTATAGTTCCTCATTTGTTGAGAATTATATTTTTGACAATGAATATCCTCGCACCACTGGTTGGGGTGTATTTTCCCCCGATGGCTGGACTGCTCAAACAGACGAACAGGATGGTTACGGCGAGCCAACAACTAAAGAATATATTTTATTAGATGGCGCAGTAAACATTAATAATATCATCGATGAGGATGAAGGGCTTGGTTACAACTTAGAGTTTGGAAATGTTTCTGGTTCTACAATTGAATTTTGGTTGAAAAAATCAGAATTCTTGCCCACTTTAACCGAAAAAGAAGTTATTTTTGATATTTGGAATAGTGGAACCATAGGCGACGGCGGTGGCGCTTATGGTAGATTAACTCTCGGTCTGACAGCTAGCTCAGACGGCACCGCGCCGTTTTTCCTTGTCTACAATTCGGGAACTGCCAGGATTGACCATGAAACATTTGGCGCAGTTACAACAGCCAGTATTGCAGATGACGAATGGCATCATTACGCCATTACTTTAACTTCCTCCGCAGACACTTCAGATGTTTACACAGCTAAATTATATGTAGATGGAGATTTTGATTCAGAAACATCTCTCTTCACGGATGCCGGCGCAACGATCGGTGCAGTTACCGGAGCATTCGTCGGCAGCGTTGGTTCGCTTGTAACCCAACAATCTGGTTCTTCTAACACTCGTATTGGTTGGGGTAAACTTTCTGGTTCTCTGGATGAGTTCCGCTTTTGGAAAAAGGTGAGAAATCCGCAACAAATTGGTCGTTTTTATATTCAGCCAGTTGGTGCTGGCGGCGATGACATTGAAAGTGTTAATCGTTATCTGGGCGTATATTATAAATTTAACGAGGGCATAACCGAGACAGCTTCTGTAGACCAGGGGGTTTTGGATTATTCGGGTCGGGTTAATAACGGGTCGTGGGAAGGATATACGGCAAATGCTCGTAGTACCGGCTCCGCTATTGTTCAGTCTGGCAAAGCCACCAAAGAAACAAAAGATCCGATTCTCTACTCTTTTCATCCCGAGGTAAAGGCATACTATGAGGATAAAGTTTTATCAGGGTCTATATACGATCGCGAAAATCATAATAGCGTTATAAATAAGTTTCCCGGTTGGATCAGGGAAGAAGATGAGAACGCGGATCTGGAACTTCGAGCCCTTGCTCAGATATTGGGTTCTGTGCTGGACGAGATTTATTTAGAGATTAAAAGCTTTCCTTCTGTCGCTAATATCGAGTATTATCAGGACGACGTAAAGCAACCTAAGGCTGCACTAGTGCGGGCAGCATTAAATTCTAAAGGGTTCGTTGTTGGTCCAATTTTAGACGATATTTCCGAGATTACCAACTTATTAGGTCGCACTGAAAAGGTTATTTTTACTAAAAATATAGAAGAAATTAAAAGCACCATCTATAACAACCTTAACAACAACCTGATGGAGATCCTGAAAACAAAAGGAACCGAAGAATCTTTTAGAAACATTATGAGATGTTTTGGCGTTGACACCGACCTTATCTCCATCAACACCTATTACAACCTTTCAGAAGTAGATCTGGAAGACCGCTTTGAAACATTCACCGAGAAAAATAAATTTTTTCCATTTTCAGACGAACCTAATGTTAATGCTACGGTGTATATTAACAATAATGGCTCTAATAAAAGACCTTATATTTCGGGTACTTACGTTTCAGGGAATACCGACCCCCAATCAGGAGGCGATCTGCCCGAAGAAGCAACTTTTGCCAATACTTACGAAGTTAATGCATTTTTTAAAAAACAAAAAGCCTTATATAACACGGGCTCCTTTGCGCTAACAAGTGTATCCTCTTCCGTTTTTGGTATCCATGCGGTAAACCCAACCGATCCCCAAGATAGCACAGATACTTTTGCTTCCGGTGATGATTACGCCAATTTTCAAGTTTATGCAGTTAGGGATCAGCACTATAGCTCCAAAGCCAAATTTGTTCTCACCACCACTAACGTAAGCACTGGAAATCTAGAATTTCCAGAGATAGAAACAGATTATTATTCCAAACTTTATGATAATAGCACATGGCAATTAGCGGTAAAGATCAAGCCCGAATCTTATCCATATGGCTCTATAAATGACGCCCTTGGTCTTGAAGACGACAAGCTCACAGACGTAGACAGGTATCGTTTGATATTTTATGGCGTTCACGCCATTGGCAATACAATAATTGACTCCTTTAGCCAAACAGCCTCTATAAACTATGAACGCGCCGTAAGAATCTTATCTCAACCACGGAAGTTGTTTATTGGTGCCCACAGGACTAATTTTACAGGGTCTGTTCTTAAGTCATCGGATGTGGATATATTGTCGGCGCGTGTGTGGACCACAGATCTAAAAGCTAACGAAATAAATTCCCATGCGTTTACTCCTAATAATTTGGGTCTAGATGATCCTTTCAGTAGTGAATTTGGAAATTCACCCAGAATGTCGGGTTCTTATGTATCTCGTATTAATACTTTGTTACTGAACTGGGGAACTTATAATTTATCATCTTCCGACGACAGCGGTCAATTCATTGTCACCGATTTGTCTTCGGGGTCATTTCAAACCGATAATTATTGGAAGCCCTCTTGGTACGGAGACATTGTGGGAGCCCAACATGACGGGCTTGGGTATGGATTTCAGTCCGACAATTCTAACATCTATAATACACGTTATTTAAATGTAGTTTCACAAAAACAACCTCTCCAGTTTTCTACTGCTGAGAATATTAAAATATTAGATGTAGATATGGAGGCATTCCAACTTAATCAGAAGCCTGAAGTGAGTACAATAACTTTTGAAAAAAGTCTTTATCATGTTATTTCTAGAGATATTTTGAAATTTTTTGCCGGGGTTAGTGGATTTAATGAATTAATAGGAGATCCGGTAAATAAATATAGACTTCATTATAAAGATTTGCGAAAATTGGCTCAAACATATTTTAGAAAGGTTAGCACCTTAACGGATATAAACAAATTTTTTGATTATTATAACTGGATTGACAATTCCTTAAATCAAATCTTGTTGAATGTAACGCCTGCTAGCTTGGACTCCGGTCGCCTTGTGTCAAACGTAGTGGAGAGCCACGTTTTAGAAAGAAGTAAATATGATCATAAATTTCCAACATTAGAGTTCCGTCGCACGGACCCCGAAATTGGCATAGAGGGAATCAACAAGTCTTTAATAAATTGGAAATTTTCACATGCCCCTCTCAACGAAAAAGAGAACACCAATTGTTTTTGGTGGGCACATTTTGCCACTACTCAATCTATAACGAGTGGCGATGCAGATGTGAATGTGGACAAACAAAAAATATTTGATGTAAAGTCTGGATCATTTCGGAGGGCATGGACAACTCCTTATAGATTTGATATGTCCTTTAGTGATCAATTCCACGGTGGTGCTAATTTCCCCGTTAACAAGAACACAGATTATTGGAAGCCAGCTTTACCGCACTCTGATTTGATAGTCACTGCTAGCGGAATCGCCGCAGATCAATATTGCGACGATAACCTTATTCACCCCGAACTTAAAAAAGCTCATGTAAGGGCTGCTGTTACCAATAATGCCGGAGAATTTTTGGGTTCTTCCAAGATGTTGCTCCCCTTTAGTCTCATAACTTCTTCCTTTAATTCGGTCGCCGGTTATAGAAATAATAGCTTTAATAACGAATTTCCCGGTATTGCAATTACCAATATTCATATTGATGGCTATGGTGAAAACAACTATGTACCACTTCAAGGTGTATGGACGGCAAGACACATTGGTGGTTCGAAGGTAATTGGGAAAACGCCTTTAAATTCTGGCTCTTCGCATCGCCAAAATCGTGCTGAATTGTATGATATTTATGTTACCGACGACGACCAACTTGCGTTGGGCAAGGTTACTATTCACAACCCGCAACAGAGATGGATTTCCGAGCCCTATGCGAAGGCACCACTCAGTATTAAAAATATAAAAACAACCACAGGAACTGTCCCGGCGGTAGGAAATTATTCTAAAAATTACGAAATTGTGCAAACAAGCGGTCGCAATATTAACAATATTCAATTTGTTCACGCACAATGGAATCTTGATGATGCCGAGAATTTTTTTGTAAGCGGCGTGTTGGATTATGAACTTCCTTTGCGAAACTCTGGATCGGATTCGGTTATTGCTGAAATTTTTAATGCCCCTGGTGGTCCAGATACTGCGGGCGGTTTTTTAGATACATATTCTGGGCAGTTTTCTGTTTACAATGACTTAAATTATCGCAATTTAATAGTGCGACAGGCTCTAAACAGCATGTCCTTGGAGCCGATGGCTTGGGGCGGTTATATCGTTGATAGCGATCAAGATAGCGCCTCTTTCCACAAAACACCTAGAGGATACCAACGAAGGTTGAACTATTCTAGTGGCGATACCATCGCGACGGCAACTTTATACAACAACTACTTTTTCCAAGAGTGTGTTCCCGGCAGCGTTGCAGATTATGCATGGATTTCCGCATCGATGAAGGGAACAGCATCTGCGGGAGATACAACATTTTATGATCGCCTGAATTCTATCATGGGCTATCAAACGGCTTCGGATCAGATTCAACTTCCGACTGGAACGATGATCGTAATTCCAACTCAAGGTGAGGGGGTCAACGAACAAGAGCCCGTAGCATTTAATTATTTCAACACTAGCTACAATGAAGGAATTTCCGTTAACGATGCTGAACCAATATATCAATGTGATTTCGCCAATAATCGCATTGAGCATAATTCACAGCTATGGTCCACGCTCGCCACCGCTGGCGGCGGGTTCGAAGGAGCTTACACTACCGTCTATCATCTCAAAATTAATGAAGGACCATATGGTTATCCTTCGTTTAAACAGCTACACAAGTTTTACCATCCTATTTTAGCCTATCAAAGAAGAAATAACGTGATAGGTATTAAAAAAGATGGAGTATCAACCGGACAGCAAAATGAAGTTACCAAAGACACAATTAGAAAATATGTTATTCCACCTTTGACTTTAAATTACCCCGCAGATATTCGACTTAATGTTGACTTTGAGGGGGATGGCAAAGAAGCTTTCACTCAATTTCGCGCAACTTATCTTAATGATAAGACAGCGATGTTAAATTTGGATATCAATAAGTATTTAACGAATGGTAATGATGTAGAGCTTCAAAAGAGCGTGGTCGAGGGAACATCACCAGCCGAAAAACTGATGAATTTCTATTCCGATCCCTCGTTGCAGTCTGTAATAGATCCAGATTCATTTATTAACATGGATTATAAACAATCCATTTATCCCCGAGTAACTTACACTTATTTAAGTTCTTCCCGCCAACGCGATAATTTCTTGAATCAATTTTGGAGAGATACGAGAAAAGAACGATCTGATGCACCTCCGACGCCAAATTCCATGGGGTTCGACTTGAACTATAAGGGAACCTACTCGGAGGCGTCCTTCTTGGCTGATAATCCTACTCTTGCCCCAAGTTGTTCGGCTGTTGCAGTCGGAACTCGCGGCGGCACAGAGTGGTTTAATTTTAATATAGATGCTTGGGCGAACGCAAACAAGGGTCCAGATGATTCAGATTTTCTTTTAATCCCGCGCCCCGGTCCAAGCCGTTGGGTAACAGATGCGGATATAGCTTATTCGGATCCCAACATAGAAAAGCCCGAAATTAATGCGAATGTTAAAGTTATCGCTGGCGACAAATATGTAGATTTAAGAAATTTAAACTTTTATCCACCCAATGCCAAATCGGTCGCCGACACCGCTTGTTCCTATGGATCTCCATTTGATCCAAGGGTGGCTAATGCTTTTTCTTACGGTATTTTAAAAGATCCAAAAAGCGTCATACCTCGTTATATAGCCGATGCCACACAGAATCACGCTCAAGGAGCCCCCCTTTGCACAGATCCCACTGGCGCACTCAATAGTGCATCACTAAACATCGCCCTTTGCCCCACTCACTCTTATGGTCCTCTTTTGGCAATGCCATACGCTTTGACTATAACCAGCGGATCGGCTAATGACAATTGCATTGATGATATTTGTAAAAAAGGCAAAGTTTATTTAGATGGCTTGTTTATTAACAATGCTCTAACCCAATACAAGGATTCAAGTGCGGATAAGCGCTCGCCTTTTTATAGGGACTATGACCACTTTGCAGAGAAAACAAGGATTTTTGGAAAAGCATATACCATTGTTCCCGAGTATATCAGCAGTAATCACGTTGACGATGCATTAAAGAAAAAGAGCGTTTTTGATTCTGAATTTAATTATTTGGAAATCACGGGCTCAGTTGTGTCGTCGTCTTTGGAACAAGATTTTGTCAAAAGATATTTGAATTCTGATCGCATTTTTGAGGTGAAACAAATTAAAGAAGAGCACGCTAAATTTGCAGAACCTTGGAAAGTTACAATCTCTGCCGAGGCGGTGCTTAAGCTGCTGCCTTACGATGGATTTTATCCAGCAGACCGCACGGTTCAGATAGCGACCTTGTTTTCCCAATCTTACTCCCCTTATGTTGCGCTGGAAGGAAACGAACCAACATTTAGAACGTTTATGCAGCCTTTCTTTATGCCAGGAATTCTTTATAATTCTATTAAAGCTGGGCTTGCTATGGATTATGGCATTTTTACCAGCAGTTATGATCTTGATCTTGTAACGCAGTCAGTTCCATCGGCTCGTTTGGTTGGCTATGATCAGGTTTTTGACGAAACGTTTAGTCAGAAGCTCCCCTTTGAACAATTGTTAAATCCCGATCGCCTTGCAGCGAAAGATATGCGCTTGGTAGATCTTTTTCCTCATCAATCAATGTCCATGAACTCAACCGCTTCGTGGAATGGCTTTTATAATCCGCAATATGGTTTAGCTGTAAATAACTTTTTGGCTTCTACTGTAGACTTCTTTTTGGCAGAGGGCAGGATGACAACATTCCTTTCCAAGCCTCAGAAAAAAATAGAAGCATTTGGCTCTGGCAAGAGTTACGGAATGGAGGTTGTTGTTTCATTAGTATCTTCTTCGGCTAGCCAACCGCTTATGTATGAAAATGAACGTACTTGGGGACCAATGATGGATGGTGTTGCCGAGGCTGGTGATTTGGCTTCGGCTCGCCATGCCACATGTATACCATATGCCCCACCTTGGTTTTTTGGTAGCGCATCCGTTTTTCTAGAATTTAATCCTGGCGATACAAAGAAATATGTGGTAGCAGACATCCAAGAAGCACTTACGATGTCATTTACTTCTTCGTTCCCGTCAGAGCGCGAGCTTACAGCCTTAGCTATAGAAAATCTCAGTAGTGTTACAGCTTCAGTGAATGTGGTCCAAACGGCAGAACTTAAAAGAATGGAATACAATGCAATTACAGGAGAGCAAGAAAAAGCAATAGACCCCGCTGATGATTCGTTTACCGTTTGGGCAATACAACCCAGGTGGGAAACTCCTTATTTGTCAATAAGTGATGAGTACACGGCAGATCCGACATATTTTACTCAATCGAATGATGTTGTTGGCAATACAGGTGAATCAGACGGCAGAGGCATATGGAACACTTTATTGAATGCCCCCGACGCTGGCACGGGTGAGGGGCTTTATATACAGATTAGAGATATGGAAGGCAAGGTTTCTCTAAAGGACATGCTCGGGTTTGAAGACAGGAAGCGAGTGGGCACAATAAGGGACGACCAAAAAATTGAAGAAGCGTTGGTGTGTGTTCCATATGCCGTAAGAAACGGAGAAGACCAATTTTTCACTCTTCGCAGAAAGTTGTATGATGGATTCGTTAATCAAGCTGCAAAGACGGGAGTTGAAAATGAGTGGTCATTTTTGGACAAACAATTGAAAAGGTTTAAAATGCCGCCTCGTTTTGATTTTATTAATGATCCTCTTGATCTCCAGAGAGATGCCATTGGAATGATTATGTTTGAATTTAGTGTCGAATTAGATCGAACTGATTTGGGATTAATGTGGCAAGGGCTCCCCCCAACTGCCATATATGATACGTTAGTCCGAAATAAAAGTCGGGTTATTAATTTAAAAACTTCGGAAATGCTTCAAGATCGACCTGAGTATGATCTGACCCTTCTTGATACCGACGTTCAATGGATGGTTTTTAAAGTGAAGCAGATTGCTAAAAATAATTATTTCTCTCTGTTAGCCGATGGTGGCTCAGAAAATAAATTTGATTTTGATCCCCTTCTTGGTGCTAATAAATTTGTCCAAAAACCAGCTTCCTATAATTGGCCTTATGATTATTGCTCGGTGGTCGAAAGCGCCAAGATTGATGTTGCTGTTCAAACCACAGCAGCAGAGGCTATTGATGGGGCTATGAAAATTGTTGCCGCCGATAAATTGATAATAGACCCTGATAAAATTAACATCAACAATCAAGAATCAATTAACAAGGTATCCAAGGTCACCTTGGAAACGGGAGTAAAGGGCGCAGTGCAAAAGCTAAAAGATAAGCAGTTATCTGGAGGCTTGGGCAAGGGAGACTTTGGGAAAAAGAAGAAGGGCAAGAAGTTAAATCCGGCCCTGGACAACCTCCTTGAATCGGTGGAGGAGAACATGAAAAAGCCCGGTTCGTAAATGATAAACTTATATTCACAATGGCTATTTAATATATGAGCTTTTTAGATAAAAAAGAACAAGTGGTAGAAGTGGTTTTGACACCATATGGTCGAAAATTACTTTCACAGGGCACCTTGATGCCTGCGTTTTACGCCTTTTACGATAATGATATTATTTATGATGGTCGATATGCGGGTTTGACAAACTATCAGAACGACATACTTCCCAGGATTAAAGACGAAACTGCACGCCAGAGCCCCTTGTTTAATATAGTCGGCGTCGATACAACAAATTCCAAGATTTTTTCTAGCAATGCCGAGGGTTGTAGATTGGAAAATCCGACAAGGCTGGATATTGTTAATAACAATTGCTTTCTCGCCAACTCAGAAATTGGAGTGCAGAATGCCCCGGCTCTTAACATATTAATGTTAAAAAGCGAGATTTCATCCTCATCAGGAACTCTGTCTTCATCATATGGAGAAATGACAATTCCTCAATTAGACATCGAACTTAAGGGGCTTACCGTGGCTGATGTTCTTGATGATGAAATGTTTGATTTATTTATGCCGATTGAAAAAGCGGGTGGGTCATTTAATTTTACTACTATAGAGGACGCTGGAGAAAAAATAATTAAGGTATATGATGATAAAACGGTGTTGAAAGTTGCTCGCAATAATATTGTAGCTTTATTCACTGAATTTAACTCTAGAGAGTTTAGTTCAAATTTTGAGATGGAGGCTTTTTTGGTCACAGAAGAAAAAGTAACAAACAAAGCCACCGGAGAAGACAAAACGGTGATAACGCCAGAAAAATTATATTTTGAGGAAGATGTGCCAAATAGTGTTTTTCACTTTCTTTCTATCGAAAGTGATTTCGACGTTTCCATTCCAGAGAAAGAGCCCCCACAAGCAACAACGAGCATTTATGATAACCTGCCACAGATCGAGGAAGATTTCTGCGAGGACTAATAAATGGATATTAAAAAAATAGATTTAAATTCCGTAAAGAGTCAATTGATTCCTCATCCTATCCTGACCGACATGATGGTGACCAGGGTCGATAAGGGGGTGATTCAAGCCTCTCCTAAAAGTATGGAGGATTTGGGTGCTCCACTTAACAATAGTCCAAACTCTCAGGCAGTAAACGTCTCATTCAGAGTGGCACTTCTAGATCTTCTTGAGGGTGATTTGTTGGATATTGAACAATTTAAAAATTTGTTATCAATCAACGCCTATGTTATAACTGATCCCGAAATGATCAGGTCTTTGAAGCTTAACCCATTTTTACACGGGCTAACACCGCAAGGCGGCAGTTTTGAGTTTGAAGGAGCCGTGTACGATACTCCTGGCAGTCAGAAGGTTGCTCCCACTTTTGCTCAATCCCTCGACACATTAGCTACCGAGAAAGCCCTTTGGCACAAGTCGGCGAAGGTTTGGTCCACGGGCAAGGGCAACGTGGAGTGGTCGAAGTTAGCCTACCAGCATCAGTTTCGCAAAAAGGCAGTGAGGAAGATATCCAAAGGATTTAGTGATTATGAAACTACATCAAAATGGAAGGGTCAAGACGTTATAAGCGTCAATCCCGGTTTTAAACTGCAACCAATTGTCACCACTGGCTTGGACTCCTATCAGAAATATTTCATGGAGTATAAATTTGATGAGCTTGAGTTTTATCACACTTCTCATGGCGACCTCTCCGATGATGCTACAGGATGGTTTTATAATCCGCTGGAAGCGATGTGTGTTTTAGAAGTGACCATAGATGTGGATGGTGCATTGGGGGATTTTGGTATTGCATCTAACGATTTAAATATTTCCCGCGTTTGCTTTTACGATATTTTTAAAAACGGCAACCCCGTTTTACAATATGACGCGGTTTTAACGACCGGTTTAAAATATTGGATTGGGGAGAGCACTAGGGTTATAACTGACAAGCCCGATTGGGAAAACGAAAAAAAGAACTTAATGATATGGGGTCCAAACGGTGTCGGCGTAGATGGCTATCGTTTAGCTATAAATCAAATGCCACATGTAAGATATGTTAAATATGGTGGGAGTGCCGACAACAAAAACGATGCCTTGCTCTATCAAAGGGTGGACAGAACATCGCAGATTAAAGATATACGAAATCTGTCACTAGGGACAATAGACCTTAATGTATCAGTGGTTGAAGATTTTTTACAAAAAGAATTAAGCCCCTCTCCCTTCAAGGAGCTAATGCCTGCTGGCTGGATCGAGTCGGAACTCGGTCTCGACGGCAGCCCGTTTTCTCAATTTTATTCTTATGTAAATGCGGATTATAATATTGTTAATGGAGTCGTATTTGACACTGAGAAGTTTAAGAAGAATAGCTTTATTTACAAGGGATTTAACCCAGGCATGACAATTACGGCGTTGAGTATTTACAGAAAGCAACAGACGAGTGCAGATATAACCTATGATAAAACTATTCCCGAGGAACTTTTGGGAACTATTGATTGGCAAGACTTAACCGCACCGGGTCTTCCCCCGATTGGAGCCCCTGCCGCTGACAAGAAGGTCGGCAAATCAAAGGAGCCTGATAAGGTGGATAGCTCCAATACTGATTTAATTACTGCTAATAAGGTGACGCTTAATGACTCCAATATGGAATATATTGCGTTTGTCGATAAGACTGCCGCGTTGGGGAGAGAATATAAATATCGTTTAGAAGTATCTTATATATCGACACAGCTTGAGGATCTTAAAAAGTTTGTTATGAAATACGAGTCAATTTGGTCTACAAAAATGCAAAGCCTCGTTGCCGCAAGTATTTTGCCACAATATTATGATAAGTCAATTAACAGAATGCGGTCACAATTTTTTACTGACTTTTGGAAAGATGCCGAAGAGGTAAAGAAGTTTACAAACGATTTTATCTCTTATTTAAGGTTTGTTTTCTCTGTAAAGCTTGTGGAGGACGATCCGCGCTGGCACTTGCTTGAAGGTTTAAAGAAAATAGGTCTTCAGGCTGGTAATTCGTTAGATCTTGAGAACACGGATCCCAATTATCTTTCATTTACCAACGACATGTTAGAAGCGTTATTGAATTCAGTTCGTAAGCTTGTTAAGTTTCCTCAATATCTTTTTAACGCTGTCAACGTTTCCAGTAAAACTGCATCGATAAGTGTTGGTATAAAGTCATATGATATTAAGAATATAATAAAATTTGACAATGTTCCTCATCTACAGTTTTTTCCAGAAGAAAGCGTAGCGAAGCCACAGGATCCATTCGGTGCGCTTCCATACAAATCATCTCCAATGTTAATGATGACGCCAGCCGATCTAAAAGAGTTTTCAGATTTTGAAATGGAAAAATTCTTTTTCTCTCAGAATGTAGAGGTTTCATTGTTTCAACAGGGCGCAGCCGGGATGGATGTTGACGCCACCGCCAAATTGAATATAAATAACGATGGGCTATATTTTACCCCGTATTCTCTGAAATTGGGGGCTAAAGAACCACGGGTAAATTGTTTAGATGGTAACAATAAATTAACCTTTAAAAACTATGATAACCTTAATGAATTTTTCCAAAAAGCCTCTAGCAAATTCTTCAGGGGCTCTGAGACGCTTGACGCTACCAATCTGGAACAAGAATTGTTTGAAAGCTTTATTGACATAACCGATGTACAAATTGTTACGCAAAAAGACGCCTTGATGCTTTCCAATAAAGACAAAAAATTATTTACTGGCAAACAGCAGAAAGTCAACAAAAAGGCATTACAGAGTTATCTTCAGGGTCAGCAAACGCAAGAAGCTGCCGTTCAAGATTTCTCAGTTTATTCTTTTTTCTGGGGATTATATGCACTTTTTCCATTCCATTATCTTTTTTCTCTAAATGCCAACGTTTTTAATGCGACAGCAAATGATTTTGTTGTAAATTCTTTCCACCCCTCGATTCAAGGGCTGGTAATGGATTGGCTAAACAAGCTGCCACCTTTTTATAAGTCGATCTTATTGAAATCAGTGGATTCGACCAATTCTGTCTCGGGTACGGATTTTGAATTTAAAGAAAATAGGTTTGGGATGACCAGAGCAGCCGTGCCAACTTACCTACTTGCGGTGCAAAACACGCGAAGGATTGAAGTTTGGGATTATAAAGACGGGCAATGGAAGCCATTATCTCTTGGTGATATTACAAAAAGGATTGGGAAAGAAAACTTCCTTGCTCGGTTTGCGCCCTCTTCAAATGGTACTCTTTCGGTTGCATCTTTTACAAATTTGGGATTTGATGTTGAAGATGAATTTTTTCTGATTGTATCGGATAAGTATCAGAAAACTGGAGTTATAGACATACCATCAGTCAGTTTTGGGTTTGAGGTCATAATTAAGGGTGAAAAGGTAAAGCTTTATGGCAACCTCCCTGAGATTTTCGCAGTTGAAGCGCCGCCACCTGAATACGCTACCTATACGTCTGCAAAAGAAGCCGCCAACCAAGCAGTTGCGGTTTGGGGATGTAAGGGCGCTCATAAGTTGAAGGACGGTACTTGGCAGGTTTGTGCTTCGCCTAAAGAATTTCTTGAGGCTCAGAAAAAACAAGCTGCTGCACCACCGCCACCCATGCCGGGTGGCGGCGTGGGCAATGGTCCACCGCCGATTGATCCAGCAACGGGTGCCCCACCAGAGCCTGGGCAACAGTGGATGGAAGATCCAGAGCATCCTGATGGCGGGATGTATGTGTGATAGGAATTTAAGATGAAGACGAAGAAATATACATTTAGAAACCACATAAACGTCTCGCGTGCTGCCATGGCGCAAGGTCCAGACGACGCCACCATCACCGATGCCGACTTTATTCAGGTGGACAATATCAATCCCCTCGCCAAGCTTTTGGGTCGTTATCCACAATTGAATACGGAACGACTAGGGGATGATAATTCGACTATATATCGATCTGAGGTAACATTTGGAAATCAATTATTTTCAGGAAGTACCGATTATAAAGATTCGTTATTTTCAATTGACACTAGAACAGGAAAACCGCCTCCCATTTCAAAGCGGTGGAAAATGAAACTGCCCCCAAAGGCCGCCGCTCGTTTGAGAGAGTTCGATCCCAATTACTGGCTAGGCGATGCCTATGTTGAAATTGTTGATGTTGAGTTTGCTGTGCAAGCCACGGTTCACGATGGCGGCGGCAACGTTATAACCCCTGCCGACACCAAGGTGCAACTAGAGAGATATGAGCCATTTAAGCGAGATTCCAAAGGCAAGAAGGAGGGGGTGTTCGTCGCCTCTTTTGATACGCTTAAACAAGATAATAATGTTGACAAAACCGATGGCTACTTTTTGGATAAGAAATCTGGCGGTTATTTGCAGCAGGTTCTTTTTGAGGACACCGCTTTACAATATAAAATTCGTGAAATAGTAGAAAGCAACAATAGTGTTTTAAACATGATCGCTACGTCACCCAACGCCATCTCGCCAACTCCTCCAAATCCATTGACGGATCCAGAGGCTGCTGCGGGTTGGGATATGTGGGTCGGTCCCGATATCAAGCCAGCGGACCCTCACCCAGATAACCCCAAGCCTCCTCAAGGTTTTTTGTGGGGATCCTTGTTTCAATTATTTGATATCAAACCTCATGGTGATGCCGTTGCCCCAACTCACGTCCTTTCTGAAACACCGCCATCTCACTACCATTATTTTGAATTACCAACACCAGCTTTCTTGGCTGATGCTTCTCCCCCTGATCCACTTAGCCCCGATTTGGCGATTGATCAGTTTAGACCCACCCAAGAGGATAGGACGAAATTTGATACTTTTGGAAGATACAATTATCTTGTAAAAGCTTTGGAGCTTAGAGATTCGTTTTTTACTGCCAGTTCCCCCAATCTAATTGATAGCGTAATTCGACCGTCATCTTACTATGCTTATAAAATTGCAAAGTTTCATCAGAAACAGATTGGCATCGGCAAGGATGCTGGAGATGTTGTTCAAAAAGGTTCATATAATTGGAAGTTTGATTTGCTTAGTCGGGCTAGCCAAAACCCCAACGATTGGGTGCAGGATAAGGGGTTTTATCAAAATTATTTATCGCCTTGGTTCAATGCCGTGCCCAACATCAACGACGGCAACGTCGGTGGCAACAAGGGCGGCAAGGTTGGCGGCATCGGCGGCAGTGCCCCTGCTGTCGGACCAAGCCCGGTAGAAAAGTTCGAAAAGACTTTTAAGGCTAAAGTTGTTAACGAGGTGGATCCAACGCCTGGAGACCCCATGGGCGCATATAATATTATGGTGCGTAATAGCGATTATTATTTTGTGCGAGATGACCCATTTTTAAAAGATGTTTATGCCAATCGTAATTATTTGCCCTTTTATAATGAAATTTATTGTTCATTTGAGCGATCGAATTCTCTTATTGCCGAACCATCTTTTTCAAAGGCTTTAGAAGAGTTCAAATTAAGAGATACGTTTTTGTTTAATTCTGTTTCCTCATATAATGACGCATCAGAAGTTGGAGGTTTATTGCGCGGGGATTCACTTGAGGACGCCTCCTTCAATCCAAAAATTTTATTCTCTGCGGACAAAGATGATGCGCCCTTCATCTCGGGCAAGGAAACGTATGCGGGACCATTTGAAGTTGCCGGTCTGCAACTTTCACCTGATTCACATTTGAATGTTGTTAAATCCGGTGATCGTTTAGGCGAATATCTTAAATTTTTCTTTACGGACGGCGCGACTAATCCCGCTATATTAAATAAAAATGCAGGATTTTTAGAACCAAACACCTTAAATGCATTGGCAGATCGTTGGGTAAAGAAAATAGCACACGCTCGACCCTACCAAGTGCAACAGGAGGGCTTCAACCTCACCCCCGCCGAAGCCGAACCCGTAGAAATGTTTGTAACCAATCCTTTTTACGGAAAAGACAATACAGTTGAGCCATCGAAGGGTAAAAAACCCACAATACCTCTTGTCAAAGGAACGAATCTTATGATTCTCGCCGATATCGCTAAAAATTTAAAATATCGCAACTTTATATCCAGGCATAACAAAACAACTGGCGGCGAGCCTCAAAAGAGCAAATTATTTAAAGCGTTAATGGTAAATAAATTTAGTCAAATTGTTAAAGATAACCAGCTTACTTTTTGGGATTCTCTAAAAGGCAAGCGTACTTATGCAGAAGTGGTCGGCTATTCGATTCAGCGAGTTCGCATTGCTGAAGAGCAAGGCGATGAACAACAACAGGTCGAAAAAGAAATGTTTTTCCCTATTGATATAGATGCCGAGCAGGCACTTAATATTGTTGATTCCGACGTTTATTATGATACAGATTATTATTATAAATTTTATTATCATGTTGCCAGTTTGGGAGTGGCAACAGCGTACCATCAGTTTTTGGGATTTGAAACGATTGGTCAGAATGGAGCCCCGATTACAAATGCGTCCAAAACCAAGCTGAAATTTGCTTGTGTTTCTTATCCTGATTTAAGAATGTTCAAGGTGCAAGTTGGTCAGTCTAACGTGATCAATATTTATGATAGACCACCTGTGTTTCCCGTTATTAGGGCAATTCCCTACAAGGATAAGCCCAATGAAGTAGGTTTTCTTTTCCAAAATAATTCCGATAGGCTCAAAGCAGAGCCAATCGCAATTTTCAAAAAAGATGAGGCTTTGTTTGCGAAGGCAAGAGTTAACCAAAAAGCAATGGAAGGCGAGGCAAAATCTCGGGAAGCTTGGGAAGTTACCAAGCAGATGGCTGCGAGCATGTACTCGTGGGTTGGTCAATCTTCGAAACAGGGTTATAATTTGGAGTTTGCGACAATATCAGATTTAACAAAAGTAGAAATGTTTAGGCTCGACGAGGAGCCAAAAGAATATGCAGATTTTGAAGATGCCAAATTACAAATAATCCATCTCGATCAAACTACGGGTTTTATCGACAAGGTGGAAACAAATAAAAAATATTGGTATACCTTTAGAACCGTTAACTGGCATGGCTTGGTTTCTAACCCAACTGCCATTTATCAGGTCGAACTGATAGAACATGATGCCGTCAGACTCCCACAGATTAAACTCTTTGAGTTCAGATCGCCAAAGAGAAAAGAAGTGTATGAATTTAATTCGTTATTGCACATAGCCCTCTCTCCAGAACAAATGATGGTGACAGACGTGTCAAAGGCAAATTCAGCCGATGCTACAACTCTGGCGTTGTCAGATGGAACAGCGTCTCAAAAGACTAATTTATTTACCAACAAGAAAAAGGGTAAAAATAAGTATATCAAATTAAGACTTACTTCCAAATCTACTGGCAAAGTAGTGGACATCAATTTAATTCCCACTTTGGAAACTCTTAATTATACCTTACCCCCCGTGCAGGGTTTTAGTTTGGAAAAATTTGGCGATTTAAGCTTTGGGGATCAACAGGACATCAAAAAATATTTTGATTTGAACTTTAAATCTACAAATGAACTATTTACTAGAGATTACGATGATTATGGCGTTTCACCAAAATTAATTAATAAATTGAGTGATATGCTTGAACACAAGGGTTTGGATAAACTCGCGGTTCTATCGTTAATAGAGAATTTTGAAAAATTGAGAAACAAAGAAGATGATTAGGAGTAAGAAATGGCTTTTTTAGATAATTCTGGAGACATAATTTTAGATGCGGTGCTCACCGATACCGGACGATTTAGGATGGCAAAGGGTGATGGCAGCTTTAAAATTGTTAAATTTGCTCTGGGCGATGACGAAATCAATTATCGTTTATACGAGAATGAAAACAATCCAAGTGGCGTTCACGCTTCGGGCTCTGCTTATTATGATTTGTCAATCTTGCAAACTCCTGTTTTCGAAGCGTTTACGAATAACACTTCTGTGATGAAGTATAATCTTCTGTCGATTCCAAGAACGGATATTTTGTATTTACCCGTTGCAAAGGTTAACAATGTTGGAGTTAGCGGTGACAACAACGGCGACGAGAACTCTGTCCGAAACGAGACTCTTCTGATCCAATTGGTTGCAGTGGATCAGGATACTGAGAAGTCCCTGGTGGGGCAAAGGGGCGTCTTATATGGACAAAATATCGGTGAAGGTTCAAAATATTGCAGGGTAGACTTTGGCTTGGATACAACGGATCTCCCACCAGCCGCGCAGTTTGATAATAGCTTGCGCGAAACTCAATTAATGGTACAGATGGATAATCGCTTGGGCAACTTGCTACATCTCCCTGGCGTTGCCCAGAACATCTCATTCTTAGACGATGATCAGGTAGCGACGTATTTTTTGATTAATCCCATTGCTCCTGCCGTGGCGGTCAAGCCCGGTGGCGGTAAAGGCGACTTTGTTATTGCTGGTCCGCGCCAGGGAAGTTATAAATTTATGGTTCAGGCAAGCTTGGATCTACAATCGTCTACACACTTATTCACCAAATTTGGCAGCACTGTAACTTTGAATGCTATCGATTATCGCTTCATTGACACCTCAGTGCGAGTAATTGGTGCAACGATGGGATATTCAGTGGATGTGCCCATTCGATATATGAAAAAGGTATAAACTAAAAGGATGAACAATGGCTAGTATTTTTAAAACTTTAACCTCAAATGATGTTACTTCAACGAAGACGCTTTTGCATGAAGCAATTCCAATCACAGGAACAATTGTCAGTGGAACTTATGCCGATAATAACATAAAGACGTATGGTCATGGAATGTTTGTATCGGTATACGATTATCCGTATTTAAGCTCTTCGGCTAACCATATTTTTGATATGTCGGCGGGATATTCAACGCATTCAGAGATGTCAGCTACTCACACCGGCACCAACATGCAAGATAAAAAGATCAACATGTATAATATGATGGCTCAAGTTTTGGTCGGATTTGATATGACCGGCACCTTGGAGCGGTTTGACCAAGATGGTGACATTGCGGCAGGGGGTACTAAACTAGACAATTGTCTTTTCTTTAATTTTGCTCGATTGTTGAGCAAGGATGAAATTCAAAAAGGCACCGTTCAGTTATCGTTTGATACGGGCGGCACATATGCTAGCCCCACTCAAAACGTTACTCTTACTGATGTCGGCGCTGCCACTTCTTCAAAGGTTAATTCACCGGCAGGAGAATATGGCATTCTTTACAAGGACGGCTCGGCAGATTTAGCGAACGCGCTCGGGCTTGTTTATTATCAGGCAGGCGTTGTAGTGCTAACTTCTTCGCTTTTTGATGCCGCTACAAGCATGGATCCAACAAACAATGATAACATGTCTGACATGATGGTCTCTGCTTCGATCGACACGATTACGCAGGCAGTTAGACATCGAACGAGAAACATTCAGTTTAATAACACAACAGAGCTAAATTCTACCGTTTATTTTTGTCGAGCCAATAATAATGATTTTAATTATAGTAGCAATCCCACTTATGTTACTGGGAGCAAGATTATGGTAAAAAACGTAGCTGCCGATCAGCCACAAACTTATCCAACGACGGTAGGTTTGTATGGAGCAGATAATGAATTGCTCGCAGTTGCAAAGCTATCAGAACCCATTAAGAAAACACCGGCATCGGAGTTGACATTGAGGGTTAGACTTGATTATTGATGAAGAATGTATTTAAAGGAATTCAAGAAAGGCGAGGTATTAGTAAACACCCTCAAAGCCCATCCAAAAACTGAATTTGTTTTTGGTAACGGAAGAATATTATTAAATAATATCTCCAGTTCTAATCCTGATGTGCCTGATGGCAATGTTAGTCTTTACGGCATGAGTGTTGATCGTCTCGCCATCTACGGCGGCGATGATGCTCCCTATTACGCTTTTATTTCGAAAGACGGCGCGAAAAATTCGTTCACTATCACAAATACTGATGATTATGTATCGTCAGCTTTCGGCGAGGAATTCACGTCTTCTTACCCTTTGACATCTACCATTCATCAGGAGCTTGGCACTGATACAACTCATCTTAAAGCCCTCCGAGTCGCGGTAGATTATTATAGATATTATTCTAAATATTTTGACTACGCTGCGTATATTGAGGGAGTTGAAACAAATTTACTAAGCATTCCGTCAATTTTTTATAGTTCTCATATTAAAAAAGGGTCGGTTAAATTAGATTTAGTCTTTACTGGCAGCTTGGTTGGAAGAGCCCAAGATAAAGATGAAGATGGAATTCTTTATCAAACAACAGGCAATATAACCGGAGAACCTGTTGGTCTTGTTTTATACAATGAGGGTTTTATTATTCTCACGGGCAGCACAACCATCCAGCCAGGAGCCTATGACGCTTATTCGCGTGGCGCAGGCAATGCATCGTGGTTGAACTTTGGAGATATAAGTTCAAATGTTTCTGCGTCCATATGGAGGCTCGCTTTTAGTGGCACAACAAATACTCCGGTTATGACGATGTTTGCCATAGCCGATGTTAATGAATTTAATTATTCTACGAACCCCACGTTTATCGATATTGATGATAATAAAGTTTCAAACACGGGGTCTACATCTTATTCGGAATATAGAAATAAAACAATTAAAAATGTTGTCAAAAGCTCGTATACTAACCATAGTGCCAGTTTTAAGAAAACAACCTATATTTCCCAAATAGGACTTTTTGATCAAAATAGAAATCTAATAGGTATTGCAAAGTTAGCCACCCCTGTTCGAAAAGAAGAAAAAGATTCTTATATTTTTAAGTTAGCGATAGATCTGTGATTTTAGCCCTCGACATTTCTACAAGTATAACCGGAGCATCTGTCATTGATCAGGATGGCGGCATTGTTTTTTGTGAAGCCTGGGACTTGAGAAAGAACCAAGGCGTCTTCGACAAGGCACAAAAAGTAAAAATCGAATTAGCAAACATTTTTAATACATTTCCTATCGAGCGTGTTTATATCGAGCAGCCCTTTATGTTTTTTAACTCGGGTGGCTCTTCGGCAAAAACAATGGCAATATTACAACGCTTTAATGGGATTGTGAGTTGGTTGTGCCTTGAGCAGTTTTCTTCTGAGCCAATGTATCTCACTGCTGGTCAAGCTAGAAAGCTAGTGGGATTGAAGATTCCCAGAGGTCAAAAAGCAAAACCAGTTGTTTTGCAATTTGTTCTTGACAAAGACCCCACTTTCAGTGTACAATATACAAAGTATGGTAACCCAAAGCCCGGTGTCTATGACCGAGCAGATAGTTGGATTCTCGCAAAAGCAGGCTGGCAAGAATGGAAGCAAAAGTCAGAATTCTTAGAGGCGTCTTAGGAGATTTCCGCGTCACGGGATCCGAACGCCTTTTTCATTGTCCAGCTTGCAAACATTCCAAAAACAAACTTTCAATTAACATCGAAAAAGACAAGTTTCAATGCTGGCATTGTGGATACGCAGGAAGATCCTTGTATCGCATTATCAGGCGCTTTGGCTCTTTCCTACACCAACGCAAGTGGCGCGAGTTCATTCCCGATCTAGATCTGAGCAGGTTTGAAGAATTTTTGCAGGGCAAAGAAGATAGTGAGTGGGAGCAGGTAGTTGACTTGCCAGAGGATTATGTTTTTCTTGGCAACGGGGGTCTGCCAATGTCATCTCTAGAACCGCGCAGGTATCTTGCTGAACGCGGGATTACAATGGATGACATCTTGTTCTGGAAGATTGGTTATTGCGCCAATGGTCCATACAGCAGGCGCATCGTTATTCCTTCTTTTAACAGCAATGGAGACCCCAACTATTTTATAGCTCGCTCCTACAAGGGGGGTTGGATGAAATACAAAAACCCGAAGGTCAGCAAGGATGTTATCTTTAATGACCTTTACGTTGACTTTGATGAAGATCTCGTATTGGTTGAGGGTGTTTTCGATGCCATCAAGGCAGGAGAGAATGCCGTTCCAATTTTAGGCTCGACGTTAAACGAAGAAGGAAAACTCTTTCAAAGTATCGTTCAGAATGATACCGCAGTTTACATGGCTCTCGATCCTGATGCGGAAAAAAAAGCTTGCCACATCATTCAAAAGATGCTACAATATGATGTAGAAGTTTACAAAGTAGACATCTCTGGATTTGAAGATGTGGGAGAAATGACGCGAGGTCAATTTCTAGAGAGGAAGGCGGCAGCAACTTGGGTCAACCCTGACACGCTCTTCGATATGCAGGTGGCAAACATATGATTAAAATAGCTCACTCATCTGACACTCACGTCAGGAATTTAAAATACCTTAAACAATATAAGATCGTTTTCGATCAAATGTATAAAAAGCTCCGAGAAGAAGAGGTGGACATTATTGTTCACTGCGGTGACTTGGCGCACACTAAGACTAATTTATCTCCAGAATATTTTGATGTTGCATCAGGCTTCCTTAAGAATTTAGCTGACATTGCGCCGCTTGTTATTATCCCCGGCAATCATGATGGTAATTTACGAACGTCTACAAGGCAGGATGCGATCACCCCGATTGTTAAAGCCTTGAATCATTCCAATATTCATTATTTAAAGCAGTCTGGAGAATTTGTCCTTGGTTCTGTTTGTTTCAATGTGTTATCCGTGTTTGATACCGATAATTGGGTTAAACCATCTGATGACTCTAAGATCAATATTGCGCTTTATCACGGTGCGGTGTCGGGTTGTGAAACAGATTTGGGCTGGAAGATGGATAATGCCGATCATGATTTGGTTATTTTCAAGGGACACGATTACGCCATGTTGGGCGACATTCATAAAACCAATCAAGAGCTTGACATTGAAGGTCGAGTGCGTTATTGTGGTTCGACGCTTCAACAGAACTTTGCCGAGACAGACGACAAGGGGTTTTTGATCTGGGAGATCGAGGACAAAGATAAGTTTGATGTAAGGATGTGTTCGTTTAAGAATCCAAAACCTTTCGTTACAATTGAATTGACGCCAAGCGGCAGACTTCCAAAGAATATCACCGCCCCACAGGGTGCGAGGATTCGTGTTGTAGCCAATGCTCGCCTACCTTATGATAAAATTCGTAGAGCAACCGAAGCTGTCAAGACTCGCTTCCGCCCTGAGAGTGTTACATATCTTAATCGCTATAAGGGACAAGCGTTTGTCAACGAGAACCAGCTTCTCATCGAAAAGAACCTTCGTGATATTGCGGTGCAGGAATCGTTTATAAAAGATTACCTCAAGGATTATGAGCCAAGCGAAGAGCTTTTAAGGGAAGTCTATCGATTAAACACTCGTCTTAATCGCGAAGCAGAGGAAAAAGAAGACGTTGTGCGAAATGTAAATTGGGCTATCAAGAAGCTAGAGTGGAATAATCTTTTTAACTACGGAGAGAACAACTCAGTAGACTTTGATAAACTGAGCGGAACTGCCGGCATCTTTGGAAAGAATTTTTCTGGTAAGTCTAGTATTGTTGATTCGATGCTTTATGCGTTGTTTAACTCAACGTCAAAGAATATTCGTAAAAATGTTAACATCATTAACCAAAACAAAGACAAGGGATCGGGCAAGGTCACTATTCAAGTGGGGGAAAAGCTTTATACAATTGAGAGAATATCAGAGAAGTATGAACGCAAATTGCACGGCGAAGTGACAATTGAAGCAAGAACCGATGTGAAGTTTGTGGTTAAAGACCTCGTTACTGGAGAAGAAGAAACGCTTGATGGCATAGACCGCAAGGCGACCGATGCTGCTATCCGACGCACATTTGGCACCCTTGAAGATTTCCTCGTTACCTCGATGTCTTCTCAGATGGGAGCTATGAATTTTATTAACGAGGGTTCCACCCGCCGAAAGGAATTGTTAGCCAAATTTCTTGATCTAGAATTCTTTGATACCAAGTTCAAGCTGGCTAAAAATGAGTGTGCCGAAGTGAAGGCAATTCTTCGTCGGATGGAAAGCGTGGATTATACCACAGAAGAATCCGAAGCGCAAATAGAATTTGACAAAGTTAAAGAAAACCTTGTATTAAAGCGCCAAGAGTGTCGTGATATCGAGGGTAAAATAATAAACAAGGCAACGGAGCTTCGGAATATTAAAGAGGCGTTAGAAGCGATTCCTGATCGTATCATTAATCCTAAAAAAGTCAAGGAAAAAATTGGAGCTAAAAAGAAGTCTGTCGAGCGTTGCGAAAATCGCAATGAAGCCTTAAGGCTGGAAATTGAAAATCAACAACTTTTTATAGAAAAGTCAGAAGAAACTTTAGACAGCATGTGCCTTGAAGAACTAATTAAAAGGCGTGAAAATTTTGCCCTCAAGAGGGAAGAGTTAGGTAAAGTTCTTGTTGAAATCAAAAAAGGCGAAACAGAATTGATCCACTTAAAGAGATCAGCTAAAATTTTAGATTCGGTTCCGTGCGGTGATGTTTATGCTCAATCATGTCGATTCATCAAAAATGCGTTTTTGGCTAAAAGTCAGATTAAAGATGTGGATTTGGCTATTGGGGGCAAGAAGAAAATTGCGAAGGCTGCGGAAGAGACCTTGACCGATGATAACATGGACAATGTTATTAGCCAGTATCGAAACCTGATCCTTAAGGTTTCCGAGGCAAAAACAAAAATATCTCGCAACAAGCTTTTCCTTGAAAAAAACAAGAAAGAGCTTGCCACTCGTCACGAAGAAATCCAAGATCTACAAGCCGAGTTCGATTACTATAAAGAGCATAAAGACACCATTGACAATGCAGAAAGATTAATGTGGCAGCAGACACTTTGTGCCACGCAGAAAATTAAGCTAGAAGACTCGCTTGTTGAGTGTACCGAAAAGATCTTCGAACTCGTAAAAGGCGAAGGATCCCTCCAACAAAAGGTGGAAAATATCCGAGAAAAGAAAACTGAACTTGTCGCCCTACAAACTGAGTTCTCAGCGTATGATCTTTTTATGAAATGTTTTCATTCAAGCGGAATTGCTTTTGATATTATCAAGAAGAAGCTTCCATTTATTAATGAAGCCATTTCAGAAATTCTAGCCAATGTGGTAGACTTTGAAGTATTTTTTGAAGAGAGGGGAAACAAGTTAGATATTAATATTAAACATCCTCGATATCCTCATCGACCATTAGAGCTTGGCTCTGGTGCAGAAAAAACTTTGGCTGCTATGGCAATTCGGATTGCGCTTCTCAATGTGAGCAATATGCCCAAGCCGGATGTTTTTATTCTTGACGAGCCAGGAACAGCGCTTGATGCAGATAATATGGAAGGCTTTACGAGGATCTTGGAGATCTTAAAAGAACATTTCAAGACTACATTACTAATTACACATATAGATAACCTGAAAGACTCGGTAGATACAACAATTGATATTATAAAGTCTGAAGAGGGTTATGCCTATGTTAACCAATAAGGATAAAAAATGTCAAGAATTAAAGCATTTGCAGATAAACATTTAGAAAGATTTATGTCGAGAAAGCTACTGGTGTGGCTAACAACGACGTGTTTATTGTTAACAGATTATGTTAATAACGACCAGTGGGTAGCGATTGCGTTAGCTTATATTGGATCGCAAGGGCTAGCAGATATTGCGACAGCTTGGAAGTCGGGTCAGTTGTTAAAGAAGGGCTAAATGACTTGGCTAGCAGTTAAAACATTTTTCAAAAAGGCTTGGGCACTCGGTTATAAATATTGGCAATATGTTGCTTTGGCTTTGTATACGATTGTCGTCGTTGTTTTGCTGCGCGATAAGAAAAATGTTGACAACATTAAAGCCGCTTTTAAAGCTTCAAAAGATTCTCATAAAAAAGAAATTGAAGCAATCAACAATGCCCACACAGAAGAGCTAGCGAAGAGAGACAAGATCATCGATGATTACCATGCAACCATTATGAAGCTTGATGATGAATACAAGAAGCAAAATCTCAAACTTCACGAATGGGAAAAGAAAAAGATTAAAAAAATTGTAGAAGAGACGCATAATGATCCAGAGGGCAGAGCTAAAAAGATTTCTGAAGAGTTTGGCTTTGAATTGGTGATGGCGGATGGTTAGGCTGATTAGTTTAATTTTAGTTTTTTTAATTGTGTTAATCCCTGCAAACATTTATGCCAATCCGAAAGTAGCAGAGATCAAAGCGGGGCAGAAAGCCCCTTACAATGGTATTTTATATGATTATGAAGCGAACGCAGTTTTGCTTGCCGCAAAAGAGAAGGGTCAGTTAGAGTGCTCTCTTCAACTTAAGCACACTTTGGCTAAAGAGAAAGCCAAGTGCGATATGTTGACTTCTACGGTTAAAGTGTCATTGGATGCCGCCGAAAAGAAATATAATTCAATCCTCAGTATCAAAACCGATGAGATTGAACGCCTTCAAAAGATTGCGATGAACCAGCCCAACTCCCACAACCATTGGTGGTTTGCTGGTGGTGTTCTTAGTGGTGTAGCCATGTCGTTGGGGATTTTTTATGCAGCAGTTCAGGCTTCAAAATAAGATAGTTTTAATACTTGCCTTATTGATCGGTTGTTCCGATTCACAAAAGGGTCAAGATTTTAAAACTCCTATTGGCTATAACACGCCTGACGCACAAACGTTAATACCATCAGACACTTCATCAACTACGGCTGACTCTGTTGCTCTTAGCGGCGATGCAACTGCCATCGTGGATAGTGATTCCTCCACTACAAGCCAAGTGGATACCTTTTTATCCGAGGTTGCACAATCTGACACATCGTCGTCCTCTTCTGACACACAGAGTGCTACCGATACAACAAAAAAAGATACTGGACCACCGAAACTTATTTGCATTGACAAAGACAAGGACGGCTTTGGCATAAATTGTGATGCTGGACCAGACTGCGATGACTCTAATCCCAACTTCGCCGTGGTCTGTCCCGACTGCACCAAGAAAAATTATGTTGGGTGTGCTTGCAAGGGGGTTGCTGCCAATTGTTATACCGGAAATCCTCAATGGATCGGTAAAGGAGTGTGTCAAGCCGGTGTTCAACTCTGCAAGGGTGGCTATTGGGGCGATTGCAAGGGTGAAACACTCCCGACCCCAGAGATTTGCAATGGCAAAGACGACGATTGTGATGCTTTAATTGATGAAGGCGTGCTTTCTAGTTGTGGGACGTGCGATTTGTCTTGCACTCAGCAAAAGATTGGTCCTGATTTTGGAACTCCGTTTGACATTGGAAGCTCCAAGGGAATTAAAAAGAATAAGAGCGGTTACATTGAGCTAGACATTGGCAAGTCTAACGTTGATCTGAATCACATCTGGATCGCAAACTCTTCTGAAAAGACTATTTCAAAATTAAATACTAAAACTGGTAACGAGGTCGGCAGATATCGAGTCTGCGGAAGCCCTTCCCGCACATCTGTGGATCTAAATGGTGATGTTTGGGTGGGTTGCCGCTCTGATGGCGGCGTTGTTAAAATTATTAACGAAAAGAACAAATGCATTGATAAAAATAATAATGGCTCGATTCAAACTTCGCAGGATACAAACAATAATAAACAAATTGAATCGAATGAAATGCTCCCTTATCAGCAAGACGAATGCGTAAAGTTTATTGTCTATCCTGATGGAGCCACAGTTGCGCGAGCCGCAGGCGTTGACAAAGATAACTACGCTTGGATGGGGTTCTGGAACTCCAAACGTCTACGCCGATTGCACCCCCTGACGGGAGCTTCTACTGATATGATCAATATCAACTGCAATCCTTATGGTTTGGTCATTGATCAAAAAGGAATTATTTGGGTTTCTGGTCGGGGTTGTAGTTCTCTTGTTAGAGTTGACCCGAAAACCAAGGCTGTGACCAAAGTGGGCAACGGAAAAGGTTCACCGTATGGAATTAATGTTGATATGTTTGGTAAAATCTGGATTGCGAATACAAACACATATACTTCTCGTTATGACCCGATTACCGGAGCGTGGAATTCGGTCAGCCACAACAAGCGTTCACGCGGCGTTGCGACGAGCAACGATGGTCATGTCTATGTGGCTTTGGACTCAACAAGCACTATTGCAAAGATAAATGCGGTGACGTTGACGGTTGTTGCACACATCTCTTTGGGTGGTGGT